TTAAAATAAAAATGATTATATTTGCATATCAATTTTAAAATAGACAAAAATATGAAAACCAACTCAGTAACTTACAAAGAGACTCGGGTTAACAAGGTTAATCAGGGTACATACTTTAAATTAAAACCAACTGATACTGCTCCAGTATGGGTAAGAGACCATTATGATAAATCATCTAAGACTTATGCTTGCCATAAGTATGATGACTCAAATCACGAAAAATTTCTCAAGGGAACAAGGAAAATATACATTGACTTTACATTTTAATCACATGAACTTATTTAGACGAAAGAGATGCTGTAGTGAACTCATTGCTATTAAAAATGGCAACTTAGTATTCAAATTGAGTAATACTCATATCAATGCTGCTTATAATACTTTACAGGCAATAATGAGGAAATCTGGTATATTCGATGAGAATCTATATTTTGACTTGTACCGAGAATATAGAAGACATTATGCTATATACGACGTAGTACCATCGTTGCTAAGGTATAAGCTACCCTTGATATTTTCAGGTAGATATCCTAAAAATCTATTCGATAATCAGTTTACCTTCGAGGAATTGATACCTAATGCTTTGGTATATCATAACTTACCAGAAAATTTCAGATTACCCGAAAGCTTAGAGAAAATCCTTTTAGAAGTCAAGAAAAGGGTATCTGCTTATATAGACCAAGATGTCATATCAGACCAGGGTTATAGGGATTTGGTTCGAATGAATTTCGTAAAACAATGGGATGTATTTAGAAAGGACCCATCTCTTATAGATTGCTATATGGATGCTCAATTGGGCATGCTACATATGTGGGCTAGAGTAGAGAATAAAACTATAGTAAAGAACATAATCGAAAGAACTCAAGATGAACTAGCTCAAGAGTTCTTATCTAAAAATGATACGTATGGAAAATAGAGAAAAATTCGCCTTTAGAAAGGTACACATGAATCAGGATGTAGAAGTAGAGTTTATCAAACTTCTAACGGAGAATCAAGAAAAGTCAGATGAGAGTTTATTAATGGCTTTTAAGGATAAGATTACTTCGGATAAGGTGACTTGCCATGCTGACATGCTATCAAGAACTTCAAGTCTAATAATCTTTCAAACTTCTAAGTTCAGTAGATTGGCTTTAGAATATAGAGATTATGAGATTTGGGTGTTTAGTAAGGCTAAAACCCTAAACTTGAACAAAGAAGCAAACTGTTTATACGAAACATGGACATTAAATAGATTCCGGATATGATTAAAATGACTATGCTAAATGCCGAAACTATTCAAGATGAATGGTTACATGAGGCCTTAACAAAAGGCTTAAAGGAATGCGTAACTGCTCCAATCCTAACTTTGGACCCAACTAAGCCCGAACCAATAAGAAGGGCTGAAATGATAATAGAGAATTTTTCTCGAGAAGAATGCAAATGTATACCTACTTTAGTAGTACCAGGGAATCTAATTCAAATGTTACTACCCAAGGATGAGGTGCTTATCTCAATTATCTTTCAATACCGTGAGAAGAATACATATATTCAAGCTGTAATTCAAAAACTACACTACTATGAGCCAGACAACAAAGCGAATATGCAGGATAGCAGTAACACTGAGGCCTAATAAGGTCTATATAATTACTTTGGATCATTATATAGAGAATCTAGTTCCCCAAAGGTTAACGGGATATCTGATGCCTTTAGTCAGATACTATTGGGGATTTGATAGGGGTACTAAACTCGAATATGAAGAATTCGGTGGATTTACCGAAGAGATAATTCATATTGGGTTTGAGATTTGGGAAGACCTTGGAGATGGAATCCTAGATCTTGATAAGGCTGAATGTTTAACACCCAGTGATGAAGCCCTAAAAGACCTTATCAACCAATTGAGAATCTATTATCAATCTCAAGAGTTATCTCAGAAGATTGGGGAATCTCTTAAAAAGATAATCAAAGAGGAATTAGAAAAGAAAAATCATGATTTGAATCGAGTTGGCTATGCTGCTTTATGCTCTTCTGCCCCATATATCCTTGAGGATGCTTGCAATTATGCCAAGAATACCCTGGTTCTCTAAATTTGAAAGGCAGTCTAATCCACTGCCTTTCATAGCGTGTACACATCCTCAGCCACTTTAAAAATAAAAGGGATATATTTTAGTATTAAAATAAAAATGATTATATTTGCATATCAATTTTAAAATAGACAAAAATATGAAAACCAACTCAGTAACTTACAATCAAGACGAACAACTAACTAAGGTAGTTCGCAATTTCTTAGACAAGAAATTTACATTTGAACTTGACTCAGATGAAAAGGGTCATCTCTTAAATCTCTTAATGAGACTTCTCATTCAACTGGAAGAGGATTACAAACTCAATTGCTTGGATATTAATCAGGTACAAATCTATGATACTACCTATTATTCTTTCATTTTCGAATCAATAATAACTGCCGATACTAATCCCTATAAGGGGCAATTAGCATCTGCTGCAGTTCAATTCATGAATGAATTTACCGATAACGATGGGAGGTTCATATCATTCAATCAACTCGATAGAAACAACTGGATTTTCCAACTTAATTTCTCAATCGCATGACAAAGTATAACGTTAGTCCATTAGTTGCTCGGGAGATAGAATTCTCCACGGGCACTATCTTTGGTGGTAGCTGGTGCCGATACTTTATTTCAATCACTTTACACCAATGCTATATAGAAGCAACATGGAAAACCCGTCCTAAAAATGATTTAGACGGGCACAAAGAAATCTTTAACTCTTTACAGGAGTATCTAGATTGGTTTGCTAATCTTAAGAAAACTTACGGGAGGAGAATATCCCGTAAACAAATGGTATATGCTGCATACGATGAAACAACACGTACCTTTAGTTACAAACCCTACGAGAATTGGGCTACAAGACGTTCTAAGGAGAAATTAAATAAGCCCAAGGAACCAATACTGGCCGATGAATTATACTAATCCCCCAATCAGTTAATATACCTCAGGGAGTTCAGAAACACTAACATCTGGGTGGGCTCCCTTAATTATTGCATATTTAAAATATTATTTCTATATTTGCATAAATAATAAGAGAAAAATAAATATAATTATTAACCGACCTTGAACGGGGTCACAAAACTTATTTCTTATGACAACTATTAACGAAATCTCAAATCACATTATGGGTTACTTTGATGGAACTCTTGATGCTTTTGGTTACACTGCTCAATCAGTTAACGAAATCTCAAATCCGGATGAATCATACATGGGAACTCTCAATCTCCAATTCCGGGAGTATCCTATAGACGATGACGAAAAGGTAGAAACCTACTGCAGAGAATCCGATGCTTTTGAACAATACGTGATAGAATTCATTAATTCTCATTGGGATGAACATCACCCATTAAAAGAACTTAACCCTAATCATCATTACATGTCAAACTCCTATGGAGATACTATCCAGGTACATTTCAATGATGAATCCCTTTTCATTATCATTACCATGACAGGACAATATTAACAAAACCCTCTGGGAGGCACCCAAAACACCTCCCAGAACCTCCCTATTTATAAAAATAAAAGTAATTATAGAAACAAGTTTAGAAATAATTTTGTATATTTGCAATGAGAAATATTTCTCAAATAATTTTAAATATAGATGTTATGAAAGAATTAAAAAATTTAGAGGCCATCCGGGAACTGCTTGCTTCTCATCCCATTTATACTTATGATTACTCAGATGGTCTTCTCATTAACAAGGAAGATACCAATATCCAGGTTTACTCAATCGACTTAGAGGATGAACCTTTTGCTGATTATATCTCAGGATATATCATCACATATGCTTCAGAGGAAGTTCTCTTTGAAAACTTAAGGGAAAACATTATTTCTCACATGGACTTAACAAAGGGTGCCGACGACCAATATTATGATTATTCACCCTCACAGGTAGAGGCTATCTTATTCGGAATCCTTCAATTAACCCCAGAACATCAGGATTATATCATAACCGGACTCAAAAAACATCTCCGGGAATTTATCCAAGACGATGAACAAGATGAGGACATGATATCCCAATATACCAGCATTTATAATGCTATCGAAAAATGGGAATCAGACCACAGGGAAACAGAAATCTTCCAACAACTTGCAGTATCAGAATTATTTAACCAACTAAATAAATAATCACTATGGTAAACTTATATAAATTACTCAACGTACTGGAACAGGGCATGTCTCTGTTCCAACTTAATAAATGGAAAACCGAAGGCATCTGGTATCCAATCACCCAATACAAAAAGGAATCAGATGAAATACAGGTAGTAACTAACCTATTTGTTGCTGACCAGGAACAGTACCATATCCAACTATCTGGGAATTATCCAGAAGAATCTGAAGACTGGAACAAGTTTCTAGAGGAAAACCAATGGAAAATCTATCCCTTACTTGCAAATATAATGCAAGTCTTCTTGCCCACAGGGAACTACCAATTATTCTATACTCAATATCCACAGGGATTCATATCCATAATCGCTAAACCCATAAACAAATAACATTATGATTACCGAAGAACTTAAACATACCTTAGACTCATTACCTTCAGAGGTACTTGAACAAGCCAGGGAACTGGTAAAAACTTGGAAAACTGCCAATGACCGAATAATAAACGAAATCTTTGAACTTTCCGAAGAAGCAAATGATGAACTTCAACAAATTGCTGATGAAGCTAAGGGTAAACTATTTACCCTATTATTTGGCCCACTCTATCATCATTACGTATCTCAATATGTATTAGACCAGGACTATTTTGAAGAAGAGGAACAATTCATTGAGGACCTATTAAAATATTATAACCTATGACACCATACATCAAAAACCAATTAATCAAACTATGCGACCATCCCGAATGGTTTAACGATATGCTAACTATATGGGATAACAATCCCGAAGAATCTCATACGGTTATTCGCAATTATTTATCCCATGTACAACTAAATGGATTACTAGAAAACACCAAAATAGTACATGTATCATTCGATGGAGATGAACCTACACCGGGATTCTATTTCGAAATTCCCAGAGATACCAATCGATATCTTATACTGGGAATCCTCGATGAAGCAGGTGATCCTCATTGCTCCCTATTAATGTTTAACCCTCAACTCAATTAACATCATGAAACCAACAATAACAGTAAACCAATATCCAATCGGATGGGAATGGCTAGACAGAGTACCTCTAGAGGACTTTACTTGGCTTATAGATATATTCTCTACCATGACCGATAACACTGATACTTATGACTTTGCTACCTTCGATAAAGAAGCAACCAATGGAGAACCTCCCTATCCAGTAATCGAAATCAATAGGAAAGGCTTAGCTAACTTCCTAAACGATGACCAAGGCTATGAATCAGGTATATCAATGTACGGTCACTACATAGCATGTAAATGCTTAGACATATCCTCAGAAGAGGAATACATGGATCAATATACCGATATCCGAATCCTAACTAATGAACTAGAGTCATGCTAACAAAAGGGAAATTCCTGGTATCTTTCGAGGTACCAGGATACACTAAAGAATACACAGAGGGATTCACAGAGGAAATGGTAATCTCATACAGAACTGAGGAACTTAACCCATACCTAAGGTACCCCAACCAAGAGATAAACAACAACCACCTCCACTCCGAACACATAAGATTACAGATAAGAGAAATATTACAAATCCCACTAAGCAATATAACCATAATCGATATAATATCACTACCATGAAAAAGAAAGACCTAATATACATACCCCACCAAGATACTTGGACAGAACACTTCCCTAATCCGGGCAGTAACAAAAAGGATTACACTCTATACCTAAGTGATCCCCAAGCCCAGTATAATAAGTTACTCCGTACCCAACAGAAACTAAGAAACAAAAAGAAATGAACATCATCTATCACATAATCCGAATAATCCTATCCGTAGGAACTATCCTAACCCTCATACGCAATGAGAAAATATACCAAGCCCACAAGCATACCCACCCAACAAACAAAATAAGGTATATCATCTCACAGCTAATAATCCTAACCTTATACACCTCATCACTAATCCTGGTATCCTACACATATAGGATTATACTAAAATACTAAAAAATTATGAAATCACTAATCCTACTCATCGTAACGATCGGGCTCCTAATCCTAAATGAAGAAGCCTACCTAACAAAGAAATTCATCTACAGAATGAATTTAATCATAATCCTTTTAGTATATGCCTTCATACAGGTATACCTAATCGAATAAATACCCACAAGGTACCTGGAATAAATACCGGGTACCTCCCACACCACCCAACACAAAAACAAAATCATCCTAACGCTAACTAAGATACAATATCTACCTATCCCCTCTATAACTAATATACCATCTATAACTAATATACCATCTATTAATATAATAATACCTAATACATATATCAAGGTACCTCGCCGGGGGTTTTGGGGATTTAGGCAAACAAGGCTAGGCAAACTTACCCCTACTATACAAAGCCACTCAACTCACTATATAGCCACTATACCATATAGCTCTACTACACACTTTAAAGGCAAACTCAAAAAGGCCTATGTGATGATAATTTTTCGTCCCCTAATGGCCTCTTATTTACCTTATCCGAATTACCTTACCAAGCACTATTATATATATATATATAATAATTCAAGGTAAATACGAAACACAGAACTCACCCCAAATTTCCTAAGTATAGGATTTATGCTGACGGTACCATAATCAACAAACGTACTGGGCATACTCTAAGGCGTAAATACGCTTTGAAGATAATGAACGAATCTAATCAAAGAGTCCCAGTAATTACACCCAAATTAATTGCTGAAGCCTTTCGTATACCTAACCATTATAAGTATATTAGATATAAGAATGGTAATCTCAAGGATTGGAGAATAGAGAATTTATATTGGGCAAGCTATACTCATAAGCCAGATAATAAATCCAAGTTAACCCTTAAAATTAAAAAGGTTATCAAGGATGTATCTCAAGGCCAAGTAGTTATAATTAATATTGATAGGGTAATTATAAGGAAGTAGGTAATATGGTCCTAGAGCTTTATTAGTAATTGGCTAAGTATTTATATTAGCATTATTTGTAAAGCTCTAGGACAATTTTGTGATTAGGCAATCTCCATTAATGGCCTCTGGGGATTTTAGAGGGATAAAGGCAATTAACCTTCAAAGCTATTAAGGACCCCACAAGGCAATTGGGGTTATTGCATATATTATATAATATATTTATATTTGCATTGTAATATTAACTAATTAAATATAGACGTATGAAAACAATTAATCAAATTTCAAACCTCATCATTCTTACCTTAGTAAATTACGCTAAGGATTATCCATGGGCATCTTACATTGCCAATTCACTTTCACAATTTGATTTGATATTGCCAGAACTAATGCAATCGAAAGCTAAGGAAATATCTATCTACCTTAACACAGATGATTGCCTTATGGAATTCTCATCCGAAATCCCTGACCCAGAGGAAATTGAACCCGATTTTACCTTCAACATCAAGTATATAACCTTTCAGGTATACTTCGATTAATACCTTAACCCAGGCCTAACTTAGGTACCTGGGTTTTTACTTACGCTAACTTAGTAAGCCCTTATAGGCTATCCTAATCTCTATAGGCTTACCATAGTCCCTATATGGCCTTATTGAATTAGGACCTAATAGGTTTATAGAGGGCAATAATAGGGATATAGCTAATCGGCCTTAATTCTTTATCACCTTAGTCCATTAATGGCCCTATCAATATACAGGTATATAATACACTTCCTAGAGGACAGGCATAGGCCATATAGGAATATCCATATACATATCATATATGCCCACTACAAGGCGTGCGAAGATTCCCCTTGTGAACCCCCAAAATTAAGTGCAAAAATTAAGTCCTTTTTAGGGTGCAATAAATTTTTAATTTTATGAATTTTTCACTAAAATAATTTTGAAAATAAAAATATTCATTTTCTCAAAAATTTTTCTTGAAAATGTTTGTAGATTAAAATAAAGTCCGTATCTTTGCAATGTCAGAAAAACAAAGCGATATTTGAATAAATTTTTAATTAAAACTTTTTAAGAAAATAATTTTCTAAAAATTTTGTAGATTAAAAAATAGTTTTTATATTTGCAATACAGAAATGAAATAAATACTACCTTATTAGAATAGTTAAAAAAGTCTTGAAAGTCTATTTGAAAAGGTAATAAAAATAATTAATAATAAAACTTTCAAGCAATTTAATTATGAAAAAGCAAATTAATAACGTGAATGTAGAAAAAGCAAGTGCAAACGCAAAAGCTAATAGTTTAATTGCTTTAGACGTATTGAAAAGCGTTAAAGAAAAAAACGCTGGACTTTTTAAGACTTCCTTGGGGACAAAAACAGAAATTTATAAAAAAGAACTTTTTGAGGGAGCAAACGAGAAGCAAGTAAAATCATTACGCAAAAAGTTTAGAAACGTAACTTTTAATTTTCTTTCAACGATTGCAAACAATGCAGATAAAAAACTAATTGACGGTTTTATAGACTTTTACAAACAAGTCTACGTATTAAACGATTTTTCTTTTAATTCTATTGCATCAGAAAATACAAAAGAAGAAAAGAAAGCGATATTAATAAAAGGTCTCGAAGTCGTGAAAAAATCAATGAAGTAAAGAAAATCTTAAAAAATAAAAGTTATGATATTAAATATATTTTTATTTGTTGGAATAATTTATTTAGTTATTCAATGCTATAGAGACACAAAAGAAATTTTGAAAGACAATAACGAAACATTTGAAGATTAAAAGAAAGCAAAGGGACAAATAAAAATGTTTGTCCCTTACTTTTTATTTTCAAATGTTAAATTTAGGGAAACCGTAGTCCGTTTTTAGTACCACAACTTTCGAAGCTTTCGCATTAAGGGGTACCTTGAAGGCAAATTACATATTTTAGTACCCCACAAAAATCACTCTTCGTGATAAGGGCATGCCCAGATATCCCACACCACACACATGCCCACAACCACACACAAAAAGCCAGAGAATAAAACATCCCTGGCTCTCATCCACCTTATACCTCTGGTAGATTACAATATCAAAGTTCTTTCTATAAACCAAAAACTTATAAAGAATGGAAGAAAAAACATTATTCAAACTAGCACGTGCAATTACAGATACAGGTACAGATACTGTATCTTCAAAAGGTGATACTGTAACCTACCGTATCACTTCCCTCAAAAAGAAACTGGTAAATGGCAAAGTAGTTTCAACCTCTACACCCTCTTGTACTTTGAGCTCAGCCTACGTAAAATGGGCTACTTGGGAAGGAGTTACCGTTGGAAATGGTTACTTAGATGTAAAAATTAACTATTCAGAAAATACTGGGCCCTCAAGGTCTACTACTCTGACATTTACCCAAAATGGGTCTAATAACAAAATCAATCTCACAGTAACTCAGGAATCCGATATTATCTATCATGGATACATAAAAATGGTTTCAAACACACTGCCTTTAGGTGGTAATAAAGGTAATACTGCTCAAATCCTTGTGATAGCATATTTAAAGGGTAGTGATGGGTCTGAAAAGCCAGAAACTCCCCAGGTGGATAGTGCTCCCAATTGGTGCTCAGTATTCGTTGCCTCAGTGGATACTCTTGAGAACAATTACAGGTTAACCCTGACTGCTTTATCGAGTAATCAAACTGGAGCTAACCGTTCAGGGCATATCTTCTTAACCTGTGGGGATGCTAACCTTAGTATACCAGTAACTCAGGGGTTTTCAACATTCACTCTCTCTGGATTGCCCACAGCTACAGGCTACTTTCTCTTTGGCAAGGGAGCTAGGCCACAGAATACATTATCTCCAGATATGGTGTATCTACAGGGTCTCTCAGCAACTGGTACTGCTACTATGAATATTCCATTCTATGCCAATGACTCAAAACCAGGTTTTGAAGTAGAATGTACTACTGGAGATAGAGTAACTGTATATACTAAATCAGGTGCTACCTGGATATTAGAGGGGTCATTTATAGTACCAAGTGCAGGAGGAACAGTATTAATCTAAAAACATTATGGAAAATAAAGTTCTTAAATTAGGGGGGAGGGGAGATCTACCCAAGATGTATATGCAGAAATAAGAAAGGGAAACTCTGAGAGATGGACAATACAATCTCAAAAGCGTAAGTATGTAAATGACAAATTGTTCGGGGTTATTGAAGTTGGTTATTCTGCTAGCATCAATACCCCGAACTATGTTCTGGAGGAAGACAAGAGTAACAATAAGATTAAGATAATATCCCAATTATAAAAGCAATTACCCAGAATATAAGAGCCAGTGTATATGCAACAGAATACCTATGCCAGGGATACCAGCAAGTAATATAAGAATCTACTTTTAGTATTTCTGGATGTTCTTCCTCGTATTTTTTATCCTCTTCTCTAGAACTGTATTTATGAAATACATAGAAGGGTAAGAATACGAGGAAAATTATTAAAGCAACTGGGAACAAGAGTAGGAGAAGAATCTCCCACCCTTGCATTGATGTCCCAGCATAATTACCATCTCTGTCAAAAAAGTATCTCATAGTAATTTGTATTTTATGTATCTGATTAATAGATAAATCGGAAATAGAGGTAATACTATCCATACCGAGATGAATAAAACGAGAGAGTGTATTTTGTGAGTATAGGGTAAATAATCCAAGCAAGCCCTTACAAAAAATACAGTGAACGGTAAGCATACCAAATAAATTATTGCTAATACAGTAGTCATTGTTCTTTGAGGTATTTGTTAATAATCTTGGTAAGTTTCTTATCAAATTCAATCATCATATTTAAAGCATCCGTATCTTTCATATTATTTATTTCCTTGTCAAGGAATTCTATATTTCTCTTAATCGAGAAATAAGCCTTGTATGCAAGGAATATTCTTTCATTCTCTTCCGTAATAGGAAGAACTTCCCCCTTTTGCCCATCCAATCTTGGATATGTATTATCTGGACCGAGAGTTCTTGCAACTTTTACCCGGTTACTAAGCATTGCAAATCCACCTTTCTTATCAATAGATTCTACTGTTACTTTCTCTGTGATGGGTCTTCCTGATAATACGAAGATAACTTCATCACCTTCTTTGAGCTTTTTGATTTCTTTCTTTTCTTTTTTCATATCTATTTTATTTAGAAATTTTCTTTATGCAAATATACGAAATTATTCTTTGTTTATTGCATTATCTATTTTATTTTTAATAAATTCATAGGCATTACCCCGGTAATCCTCTAGCATTTTGTATTCCTGTGGAGATAGAAATATTCCGTTTACTTTAAAAGCATCTCTTAGATGTTCTGGTATAGTGCCTTGATGAGTGATGTTATTATAACGGATGATGAAAAGTTTCTCTTGGTCTTCATCAATAACTCCAAGAGTGTTGACTGGTTGGAGTTTAGTTTGGTAAATCCCTCCAAAAGCAGAAGGAACCATTAGAATACTTCCCGGTATTCTAGTTATCCAATGGGAATAATCGGGAGTAATTACGGCAATTTTCTTCTCTTTTTCAAGTTCTTTATCATAAGCTAATCGATTAAACCAAAAAGCACATTTAAAACAAACTTGTTTTCTTGCCATAAGTTGGGGAATCTCTCTAGTTTCATCGAATTCCTCTAAATTAATTGGTTTGCCACATATCTGGCATTCATTTTTCTTGCTCATATTGCATTATTTTATAAGTTATATATGATAATAGAACCTCGAAACATCCTAAAAATGGGTTATAAGCAATACTTTTGTTACTAAAATTGAACCATTAAAACTGATAAGTTATGGATAAACTAACAAATGAAATGATTAAAGACCTTGCTATTCGCTTAGGTCTAGAACCTGCTCTATTGAAAGCTGTTCAATTGGTGGAAGCTGCCGGTAGAGACGGGTTTTTAGCTGACGGTAGGCCTCAAATTCTCTTTGAGGGTCACATTATGTACAAAGAAGTACATAAGAAATTCCCAGACAGAGATTTAGCTTACCTTTGTAAGAGATATTCTACGATTTTCTTCCCTAAATGGGATAAATCGAAGTACTTGGGAGGTGTTCATGAGTACAAAAGACTCGAATTAGCCAAAGAAATTGATGAAGAATGTGCTTTAAAGTCCGCAAGTTGGGGAATGTTCCAGATTATGGGCTTCAATCACAATCTTTGTAGCTGTAAAGATGTCTATGAATTCGTTCATAAGATGTCGGAATCTCACGAAAAACAACTGGAATTGATGTACTACTTCATGAATACCTCTGGTTGTTTGAAGAATCTCAAGGAAAAGGACTGGGCAGGCTTTGCAAAGAAGTACAATGGTCCTGGATATGCACAAAATGCTTACGACCAAAAGCTAAGAAACGCTTACGAAAACTTCAAAGATAAGATATGAAAAGATGTCATTTTAACAGCTGGGTAGCAAAGGTATTCCTTTTCCCCAGTTATAAGGCAATTACGTTCCTCTATAACTCATTCTTCAAGGATAAAGAAGAGGATTTGTTACAAGAGGATATTGACCACGAACGTACTCACCAAGTACAACAATTCGAATGTACTGCACTGGGTCTGTTTATAGGTTTATTCCTTTGTGGTATATTCGACCTATCAATTTGGTGGATTGTAATATTGGGTCTGGGATTCTTCTACATTTGGTATGGAATCGAATACCTTATCATCATGTGCTTTGCAGGCTGGAACAAACAGAATGAAAGGTATCATGATGTAAGTTTCGAAGAGGAAGCTCACAATAATGATAAAGACCCATACTACTTGGAAAATCGTAAACCATTTGCATGGCTTAAGTATGTAAAATTGAGAAGTTACAAGAAATGAAGAATCTAAAGGTATTGGGAGTGTGCGCTGGACAGGGTGCACTCCTGTTCCCTTTTAAGAAAAATTTGTTAGGGAATATAGAGATTAGAGGAGTATTCCATACACCGGGCGAAGAACAATGGAAACTCAACTTTGGCGATATACCATTCTATAAGGGTTTCTGTTTACAAGAATTTGATGAGAAAGTAGACATCATAATTTCATCCCCGGATTGCGGAGCATCTTCAGTAATGAGGTTATCAAAAGTAAAAGAATTGGGCAATCCCCAGGATAACCGTAGTCTTAATCTAGTAATTGCTGCAATATTAGAGTATAAACCTAAGATATTTCTTATAGAAAATCTACCAAGACTGCTATCCTTGCTACCTAAGGATTTCTTTGAGGAAACCTTTAAGGACTATAAATTAGTTTTTCACGAAAGGTCAGTTTCTGACTATGGGAACTCTCAGGTATCAAGGAAGAGATTACTCATTATTGGAGTGCATAAAAAGACCGGTAAGAAATACTTGAATGCTTTTGATGAAATATTCCAAGTAAAAACTCCAACAACTACTAGAAATCTACTTAAACCACTCACATTCTCTCAGGAAAATAATACTAACCAGATTCCGTTCATGAGTAAAATTCTGGCAATGTATGACTATCGAAAGCTCCCTGAGAAGAAGAATCTTACAGTAGCAAAGATACATAGACTCTGGGTTAGAGATTTCAAGGATGAAAAGAAGTGGCCTATCAAAACTGCAAAGATGAGTACTCTTCCAGGAGTATATCGATTGGAGTATGATAAACCACCTTTAACTCTAAGACCTGCAGATAGGCAATTTAGACCAGATGGCTACCCCTTGGGAATCGAAGACTTCAAGGCAATTATGGGATTCCCTGATAAATTCAAAGTTTACCTTCACAAAAATAGTAATACCTTCGAAGGTGATTTTAAGGATTACCATTATTGGCTTAACAAGGCAAGGTACACAATTGCCAAAGGTTCCGTCTACGAAATTTCAATTTGGTTCAAAAAATGCCTCAAAAAGGCAAATACCAAAGAACCTTGAGTTTCAGCTTTATATATAAAGTCTTATATATAAGTTTCTGGGGTGCCTTGAAATATATAGATATATAATATACTACGTATATATATCTATATATTTATCTGCGTATATATAGCTATTCATATATCATATCGTAAGTAGTATATTTGGATATTATCTCACTTCGTTCGATAAAGGTAATCGCTTAGCGATTACCGAATAGATAGTATCATTAAAGCGTACGAACTTCCTAAATTTTTAAACCATGAAGAATTTAAAGAATGCCTTGTTTATTGTACTTCTAGGATTTACTATTTACCTTTGCTTCAGGAATTATAAACTTTCTCGAGAAGTTGATTTCCTGGAACTAGCGGTCAATGAAATCCCAGATACAGTATACAAAGACAAACCTTTCAAACCAGAGAAGAAGTATTCTGAAGAAATTGAACCAGGTAAAATCTTAGTTTACGATAATAGTTACGATAATAGGCAGCCAACTCTCTTTCCTGATTCCATGCTAAGGCAGCCAGCTATCAGTAAACAAGATTCCCTGGTTCAAATTGTTTTGAAGAAAGATAAGTTGAACTTAAGTCTGTTCAATAAGGAGACTAACACTTATTCAACTAGACTATTCCCAATCGACTTAGATAAGTACAACTACAACTGGTATGAAGGTCAATTAACTCGAAAGAAAGTTGCAAGGTTATCACTTAGTCCATACGTCTATGGCAAATACAGACCTTTCAATAATCTCTTCGATATGGGAGCTGGTTTTTCAATCAAGACTAAGAGATTTAATTACAAATTCGGAGTCAATACCTTTTACTACCCGAAGATAAAATCTGGTATAGGTACTGACATCGAATTTCAAATAACCTATAACTTTTAGATATGGCAAAGACTATCTCAGAAACTAGAACTACATTAACTCGAGAAGAGCTATCAAACTTATCCCGAGTTTCTAGTGATGTTTTCTTTTTTAGCCTTTTTTGCTATGTGATACATCCAGTAAGAGGAAAGGTAAGATTCGATTTATACCCCTTTCAGAAATCCGTTCTCTACAATTTCATTGCCCAACGATTCAATATCATTCTCAAATTCCGTCAGGCAGGAATTACAGAACTTATTTCAATGTACTGTCTTTGGTTGGCGATGTACCATCCCAACAAAAAGATAAACATTATCTCTATCAAAGACACAACTGCTAAGAAGGTGCTTAAGAAGATTAAGTTCATGTACAAGAATCTTCCATGGTACCTTCAAACTCCCATAATCAATGGTAGAGCTGGAGAATACGGTTCTGCTTCCATGATAGAATTTGATAATGGGTCATTTATTGAATCAATTCCGACATCATCCGAAGCCGGTCGTTCGGAATCCCTTTCTCTTCTGGTAATTGACGAGGCAGCAGTAGTAAGATGGGCTGCTCAAATTTGGGCTGCTGCATTCCCTACTCTTTCCACTGGTGGAGCTGCCATCGTCAATTCCACTCCCTATGGAGTTGGTAATTTCTATCACTCAACTTGGGTAGATGCCATTGCAGGAGGTAATCCTTTTAACCCAATTCGATTATACTGGCAAATGCACCCAGAACGAGATATCAATTGGTATAACCAAATGTCTTCTGCTTTGGGAGCAAAACGAACTGCACAAGAAATTGATGGTGACTTCTTATCATCTGGTAATACAGTCTTCGATTTAGCCGATATTAAAGCTATCGAAGACTGCCTTAGTGATTACCCAGTTATTAAGAAGAGATTTAATGGTCAATACCGACAATTCTGTGAACCCGAATCAGATAAAGAATATTTCATTGGTGCTGACGTTGCAACTGGTAGAGCTTCTGACTACTCTTCATTTACTTGTATGGATAAGCTAGGAGAAGAACAAGTAGTATATAAGGGAAGAATGGCAGTGGGAGCTTATGCTAAGTTACTTGGTGATACTGGGAAGTTGTTTAACTGGGCAGTAATAGCTCCAGAATCCAATGACGTTGGTTTATCAGTAACTTCTAAGCTTCAAGACGAAGGCTACCCTAACCTTTACTACTACCAGAAGATGCTAAAGAAAAAAGGTAAAAGTAGACCTGAAATGGATAAATCCCCTGGTTGGTTAACCACCCAAAAGAATCGTTCAGTGATAATAGAGAACTTGGAAGAGGATATTCGATTAGATCATGTAATCATTAAGGACCCATTCTTTGTACAAGAAGCTTATACTTTCATCTATGATGGTTTAGGTAGACCTGTTGCAATGGGTAAACATAGGGCTAACAATTCAGCTGTAGATGTAGACCTTGAAGGAGATGTATATGCCGATGATGATATCTTTGGAAAAGCAATATGTAATCACATAAGGAAAGGAAAAACTAACGTAATCGTACAACCAAGATGAAAAAGTACTTCAATTTTAGTTGGGGTTGGGGACGTAAGAAGGACCCTCCCAAGAATGGTACATCCTCTAATAAAGAGGGGAAGCCTGCCACATCGATTTCGCCTGGTAGGGTTTCAGTTGACGATGATAGCGATAACTTAATTACATCATTACAAGGGTTGACTAAATTAGTTGAACCCTCTTTTCGTGTTGATGTGATACCTTTAATTCGGGATTTATATAAGGTAAATCCTGATATGGGCATTGCATTGCAAGATATGTTTAAGTTAGCTAACACCAGTCATACAGTAACTTTCCCTAATAATACCGATGAAGAGGCTTCAAAGATGAGAGAACATCTTAAGAAAGCCACCAAGGGATGGACCAGATATACTGCTGGTATAGATGGTTTAGTTAACAAGATGATTGTTCAACTTCTTGTAAGTGGGGCAATATCCGTAGAAGGCGTACCAAATGACAAGCTTGATGGTTTGGCTACTGTATTATTCCTTAAGCCAGAACACATCAAGTTTAAACGTGAATTAAATGGGGTGTATGCTCCTTACCAAAAGAATATAAATTTCTTTGTTAAGCAACAAGATTACATTAAGCTTAACCCAGAAACCTACTTCTATGTTGGTATGTTCAATGATACCGATGAACCTTATGGAGTTCCTCCATTTATGCCTGCATTGGATTCTCTCAAAGGACAAAATGATATGAAGATTAACTTCAAACATATCATGGAGATTTGTGGTATGGTTGGTTTCTTAGAAGCTAAGATGCAGAAATCTCCACAAAGGCCAAATGAGAGTATCAAATCTTATGAATCCAGATTATACCATGAACTCAGTATCCTCAAACGTAATGTTAAAGAGGGTATGAAGGATGGGGTAGTTGCTGGTTACATAGATGACCATGAATTCAAACTAAATTCTACTACTAAGGAGCTCGGTAATATAGAGAAGCCTTGGAATATGAACCAACAATCTGTAGCAAATGGGTTGGGAGTTAATGGCTCTATCATTGGGGTATCATCTACTACTGGTGAAGGTGCAACTGGTATAATGCTGTCTAAGATGATTAGCCAGTTAAAAAATATCCAAATGCTTGTAGCTTATGTATTAGACCGACTTTATTCTCTAGAACTGCGTCTGGCAGGCTTTAATAATAAGGGGATGAAGATTGATTGGGGAACTTCTACAGTTTCTGATGAAGTTAAAATCCAACAAGGTCTTCAGTATAAGATACAGAACCTTGACTTATTGTATAAGGCTGGTATCATTAGTCAAGAGCAATATGCTTGGGCAATGGGTTATGATTCTCCTGATGAGAAAGAACCAAGAGTTTCACTTGAGGACCAATTTGCTAAGGGAAGTAATACAGACCCCCAAGAAGGAACTAAGAAGAAACAAAGGCAAGATGATAAAAACCAATCTGCTCGTAGGTCAAGAGATAAGAATAACCCGGCTCCTTCTCGAGGAGACCAAAATACTAAAGCAAGATGAGTAAATTTACAAAGAAAAACAAAGAGCATCTTGATTCTATGGTGATAGGTCAAGGCCATACCATTATGGCTGGGTATATCCCAGAAGCAGTGGGAGCCAAGGCTTTCTCAGAGAATTATTACAAATGGAAAAATCCTACACCGGATTCCATTGCTCAATTTGGGTTTTGGGGAGGGGATATAGATTATAATACTTACTATCCCAACCTAGACAAATCGGAACTAACTCCTAAGGACGAAGAGTTTATCGAACCAATGTTCAGATTACTTTCAGAAACGATTGTATCTAAGAATTGGAACCCGACAGACTTTGGTCAGAATGGAGTACTAAAGGCTTCTATGAAGATGTTGCTTGGTCAAACAGTAAACTGTGACCATGAAACCAACATCGGTAATGCTATTGGTGCTGTATCACAAGTAATGTGGCAGGAATCCTATAAAGACGGTAGCTTTACTATACCCGCTGGTATCAACGGTATTCTGAAAATCGATGGTAAGGCAAACCCAAGAATTGCTAGAGGCATCCTTATGGAACCTCCTTCAATTCATAGTAATTCAGTTACTGTACAATTTAAGTGGGATAAATCCCATCCCCAAATGGAAGATAACGAATTTTATCAGAAACTGGGTACTTATGACTCTAAGGGAGTTATGGTACGTAGAATTGTTACTGAAATTGTTCGTTACCTTGAGACCTCACTAGTTTCACATGGTGCTGATTCATTTGCCCAGAAAATTGGTTCGGATGGTAAAATCATTAACCCAACCTTTGCCAAAAGAACTTGGGCATCTTATGAAGAATACAGAGATGATAAATCGAAGCAATACTTCTTTACTGATTATAAATCAGATTTAACATCATATCAAGAAAAGAACGATACTCGGGGTTCTTTTAATGATAATGATGCCAATGATAATCATTCAAATAAAGATAACATGAACGAATTACAAAAATTTCTTGAAAGCCTTTTTGGGGATAACATGCTTACCCTGGAAGAAGGTAAAGAGATGAATCAGGAAAATGTAATTGCCTGCATTCAGACTTTGGTATCATCCAGAAACGAATTGCAAACTTCGGTAGATAATTTTACTACAGAGAAAACTTCTCTTACGGAACAGATTACCAACTTGAATGCCGAAGTAGCTAACTTGAAGGAAATGGCAACCGTAGGAAAGAATCACATTGCTTCTCTACGTGAAAATGCCGTAGAAACCTACAAGAAGTTGATGGGTGATAAGGTAGATGAGTCAATCGTTACGATGCTCAATGCCGAGACTACTGGTATTACTACTCTTATTTCCTTGACCAAGGATTACCAAGCTCGCTTGGAAGAGAAGTTCCCTCTCACTTGCTCAAAATGTGGTTCTAAGGACGTCAACCGTGCTTCCTCAATTGCTGAGGATGATACCGAGGGTAAAACTGGAACCCAGGGTACTAATACCCAACGGAATTCAGAATCTCCGAGTACTAAGAATGTAATCGATAACTTGTATCGAAACAAAATCAAATAACTAATATAAATAATCCGCGTTATGGAAAAAACTAAAATCGTAAACGACCCTCAGCAACTTACTCTCTTTGGGGAAAGAACCCCGAGAGCGGTGATTTACAAAAGTGAGTCACACAAATTGCACCAGGCTTTCAATGTTAAAGCTGGAGAGAAAATCGTACAGGGTATGCCAGTGGCTTTGAATGAAGAAGGTTTGATTTACCCTTGCACTGATACAGCTACTCAAGTTTATTTGGGTGTAGCAGTAACGGATAACGTTAACCCTGCTTATCAACCTCAAAGAAATTTCCCGGTAGAGGTAACAGTAGCTATGGAAGGTTACATGATTTGTAACTGGGTATCAAACGAAAATATCGAAGCTGGCTATGTAACTCCCGATGGAGAATTGCTTAACGATAGATTCGTAAAAGCTAACCAAGCAACTTCAACCCAGTTCATTGCCCTTAATCCAGCAGAAGAGGCAAATGAGGTAATTCAAGTACTCATCAAATAAGAGAAAAGAAGTTATGGAAAATAAAATAGATATTACAAAGTTGAAGGCTCAGGATTTTATGAATGAGCTGCCGGAAATGGTAAGAAGCTTGGAAGCTGTTCGTTCCGGTTCACAGGACAAGAAGCCTGTAGAGGTAACTTTTGGAGAATTGGTTACCGGTAAATGGGGTATTTCAGAAGATGAACTTTTTGAAAAGATGGGCATCAATCCAAAAGTGGACACGATGCAGAACATCTTTACAATGCCCCAACAGAATATTCGTTGGATTGTTCCGGAAATCATCCGTGCTGCTATCACATTGGGTATGAGCCAGGCTCCGTTCTATCCAAATATCATTGCATCTGACCAACCAATCAATGGTTTACAAGCAATCATGCCGATGGTTAACATGTCGGATGCTGCCCCTGCAAAGGTTAATGAGGCAGAAACTATCCCATTGGGTGATGTTAGCTTCGGACAGAAATCAGTTAGCCTCTTCAAAATCGGAAAAGGTTTCAAACTTACTGATGAAGTTCGTAACTATGTTTCACTCGATGTCTTGGGAATCTACCTTCGTGATTTTGGTGTTCAGTTGGGTTATGCTCTGGATACTCTGGCTATGGACGTTGCTATCAATGGTAACAACCCTGATGGCTCTGAGTCTGCCCCGGTAATCGGTGTATACGAAACAAATAACGGTATCACTTACAAAGACCTTCTGCATATTTGGGTACGTGCTGCTCGTATGGGACGTAACTTCCAAACTATGATTGGTGGTGAAGACCAGGCAATCGAAATGCTGAACTTGCCGGAATTCAAGGATCGTCACTCTGGTACTACAGAAGCTACCCTGAATGTTAAGTCTCCTGTTCCCAAGAATGCTGACTTCTACATTCACCCGGGTACACCCGACCAACATTTGCTGTTGATTGATACATCTGCTGCCTTGATTAAGCTTACTGCTCGTCAGTTGATGCTCGAATCTGAAAGAATCGTTTCTAACCAGACTCAGGCAATCTATGCAAGCTTGACTACTGGCTTCTCTAAGATGTACCAGGATGCAACTCTGTTGCTGGCTGCAGATAAGAAGTTCTCCGAATTCGGATTCCCAGAATTCATGAACGTAGATCCTTACCTGATGGTTAATCTTGAATAAGAACGTCCGGTTTCATCTATATAAATTCCCAGAGAGGGTGGGTAACTAAAAAGACCCATCCCCCTCTTTAATCAACTTTTATTTTAATCTTAGGAAATATGGCTAAAGATAATAAATACATATTAACTGTGGGACCAAGAGCTTACAGTTTTCATGACCAATCAACTGGTATTACCATTTGTAGAGGAGAAGAAAAAGAACTCACTCGTCGTCAATTCCGTACACCGAAAATTCAGAAGGCTGTTGCTTCGGGTCATCTGATTATCATTGCTGATAAATCGGAAATCGAAAAGTATTCTGAGGCTGACATCGAAAAGTTGGACAAGAGGTTAAATGCCCAGTTTAAAAAGGGCATGACTTTGGAAAAGCTTTCAAAGGGATATTCTCTTGAAGAACTGAAGCTGGTAGCTGGTTTACATGAAATCGTTGCCGAGAAAGATGATACAGTAGAAACACTTCTCCAGGCTTTGCTGGAAGAATTTGAATCTTCTTCTAAAGGTTAATATATGAAAATTACATAAGACAGACTAATATGAAAAATAATCTGGACTTTTTGTACGTTACGTCAGGTCTGGAAGTTTCATTCAGAGTCATATCCAAAGTCCCGGCCAAATCTATTTTTGACTGGGACTTTGGCGATGATAAGGGAGAGGTTTTCAATGGTGGAAGACATGTTTCCTATTCTTATGAAGCTCCCGGTTTCTATACAGTAACCCTACATGTAACTAACTCTAAGGGTTTAGATATCACCGTAGATAAGACTCTGGTAGTTTGTGATTATGGGCATACGGCATTAGCCAATACAATATATAATTTAATTGACCATTATATTCCATCAGAAATCTCCGATGGTATGACACGAGAGGATAAATCCATTTACATCACCAAGTGGCAATATTATATTGGACCTCTAGTAAATCATACAATTCCACCAGATAAATATACTGACGAATTATGGTATGAAGCACTAGAAAACCAATTAATAATGGAATTGGCAGCATGGGATTTTCTTAATGTGAAGATACTTAACTTATTAACGAGTACTTCTGAATATTTAAGTCAATTAACTTCTACCAAAGAACAAACCGGTGATGGTACCTCTAAACCAGAACTTGCCCGAGGTGATAGAATTAAACAAATCACTACTGGGCCTACTGAAGTGCAATATTATGATACCTTGGCAGATGCTACAAGTTCCCTATGGAAAACACTTTCTCAAGCAATGCAACCGGGTGGATTAATAGATGAATTAAGAAAGAACCTTTGTATGTTAGCTTCACGATTGGAAATCTACTTACCGTTTTGTGATGAAGTATTCAGAACTGTAATACCAAGGGTAGTTAACCGAAGAAAACCTGGTATATTAGATGGGCCTAACCCAAGTACACCAGTAAAGGGTGGTAATGACTCAATTTTAACTAAACTATGACAAAAGAACCATGGAGAATGGTAAAGAACCGCTCTTGGAATAGATACAAGAAAATTATCACCGATTTCTTGGATTGGGATGCTGGTAGACAAACCATAACTTGGGCAAAAAATGTTAACCAACTTCTCAGTCATGCCGAAGATAGTATACCCAAGTATTACAATATCCAAATCGAGGCATTATGTTACTACAATGCTTTCAGAAACTGGCCAATTAATAAGGCTACAGTAACTGGAGAATTGGACGATGAAAACTTATCAATACTAATTTCTAAATCTTATATAGAACAGATTGGTTATCTTACCTCTGAGGGATATTGGGATTTTAATTGGGAACAAGATAGGTTCGTAATCAATGGTATAACGTATAAACCATCCGGTGACACTCAAACTGCTCAGGCAAAGGATGAGGCTCTAGTTTTCATGGTTATCCTAAAGAGAGACCGAGATACCAAAATTGAATTTGTAGAATAAAACATTAAGTGTATGGCAAAGATGTTAGTACTGAGGTGGACCCCAATTACTACCTCCAGTGGAATCTGGTTTGATAGTAATCTGGTTATCCTTAATGGTACATCTGGAGTTCATATTGAAATGAAAGGTAATGGCAACGATGTAACGGCATTTCAATCGATGACCGGAAACAAATTTGTCACCTGCTTTCAAGATTACTTCGGTGATATCTGGGATAAAATAATACCTCATCCTGGTATAGGCCAGGTAATGAAATTCCGTGTAAATAAGCTTCCCGATTATGCTTGCATACGGGGGGATATAGAAGACGGTGGAGATGTAGATCCAGAAAATCCGAATATACCAATGAATGCCTTCTGTGGTTCAGAGGGAGAACCATTCAGGGATATAGATTCGGAATTCTTACTGGGTCGTCAACGTTCAGTAATTAATCCTTAAATTTTATAAATATGTATGTAAGTAAATATTACACCTGCGAAGAGATTGACCAGCGGTTGTTACAGGGTTACTATGATGACTTTGTTCGTGCTGGCTTTGGGGGAACTATAAATGAGTTCTGGGCTTTCGTACTTTCTATCAAAAATAAGGTAGATAAGAAGGAAGGATATGACTTATCTAAGAATGACTTCACTGATGAGTTAAAAGCTAAACTTGATGGCATTGAAGAACATGCAAACTACATCACTAAGGTATCTCAGCTTGAAAATGACTTAAAGTATCAAACTGAGGAAGAAGTTAAACAGATGATTAGTGATTTGGTTGATGGTGCAGATGATGCTCTTGATACTCTTAAAGAGTTAGCAGAAGCTTTGGGTAATGATCCAAATTTTGCTACAACTATTACCAATAAGCTAACCGAATTACGTACTGCTTTAACAGAAGAGGTTAATCGAGCTAAAGAGGCAGAAGCCGCTTTGGGTGAAGCAGTAGCAGCAGTTCAGGATAATCTTGAATATGGGCTAGATCAGATTAACAAGAAGATTGATACTGTAAAGTCAGATTTAAAGGCAGAAATTGATCGAGTTGAAAGAAAGGTAGACAAGAATACCGAGGACATCAAAGACCTTAACGATAAAATAAATAATAATAATGATAAACTTGAGAATGAACTCAAGGGACTCATTCAACAGGAAAGAGAAGAACGTATCGCGGCTGATGCTGAGATTAAGGAAAGTGTAAATGAACTTAAGACCCTTCATATCAATGATAAGGCCGCACTCGAAGCTAAAATTGCTGAAGAGACTGCCAACCGTACCAATGCTGATACTGTCTTGGATTCTAAGATTAACGAGGAAATTACTAATCGCCAATCTGATACCCAGGCTCTTCAGAGTAAGATAGATCAGGAAAGAGTAGACCGTCATTCGGAGGACCAAGTTCTTCACGATGGGATTTCTAAAGAGGTAGCCGATCGTACAAATGCCGATAACCTTCTTCAGAGTAACATAGATAAAGAAGCACAAGCTCGTACTTCTGCTGACCAGGTATTACAGAATAATATCGATTCAGAAGCAACTACAAGAGCTGCTCAGGATTTAGTCCTTGATCATAAAATTGAGGATATAAAATTACAGGGCCAAGCAGATAAAGCCCAATTACTCGAGGCAATTGCTGCCGAGGCTATGGCTCGTGAAAATGCCGATATCGATCTCGATAATCAAAAGGTGGATAAACGAGAGGGTTATTCATTAACTAAGAATGACTTTACAGATATACTCAAAGCTAAGTTGGACGGTATTGAAGAACATGCCAACTATATTACCCATTTATCTCAGCTTATCAACGATTCAGGTTTCCAAACTGAGGACGAAGTAAAAGCAGCTATTCAAGAAATTGTAGGTGCTGCCCCTGAAGTACTTGATACTCTTAAGGAAATTGCCGATGCTTTGGGTAATGATCCAAATTTTGCTACAACTATTACCAAGAAATTGGCGGCTATTACTGAACAGGTTAATCAGGAAATAGAAGACCGTATTGCTGGTGATGAAGCAAATAGTGCTGAAGTAGCTACAGAAACCCAAGCCCGTAAAGATGCAGACATTGCTCTTGAGGCTAAGTTAAAAGAATATATAGACAATAAGTCTGCAACTGGCGATGCTGCAATTGGAGTTGTAAGGGATAATCTTAACAAGGAAATCCAGGATAGAAAGGATGCCGATGCCGCTATTCAAGCTTCTTTAGATAAAGAGATTGCTGATAGAAAGACTGCAGATGAGGCTTATAATGTTAGTTTGACTAACGTTAATAGACGTATATCTGAGTTGGCTTTAAGTATTCAAGATTCTATCAATACCTTACGTAATGAGCTTACTGAGCAAGTAAATGCTAATACAACGGCTATTGCTACGAATACTCACAATATCGAAAGAAATTCTGAGTCAATCACAAACTTAACTAAAACCGTAAGTGATAACTACAAGGAAGTTAAGGATATGATTAACGAAGAAATCGTTGACCGTACCAATGCCGATACTGCCTTAAGTTCTAGGGTTGATAATCTTAATATAGACCTTAATACTGAGAGAGTAGAAAGGATTGCTGCCGACCAAGTTCTTCAAGTAAATCTTGACAAAGAGATAGCAGATCGTACTGCTGCAGATAATGCTTTAAGTACGGAGTTTACTGCTAAATTGGATAATACTAAACAGGCTTTAGAATCCGAGGTAGATAAACTTAACCTCAAGTTAGATCAAGAGAAGGAAGATAGAATTGCAGGTGATAATGCTTTAGGAACTCGTATTGATTCTCTAGAGGTAGGTAATACCGATGCTATGAATGAACTAAAAGCAAAGGTAAATGCTAATACCACTGCTATTAATGCCGAGAAAGACCGAGCTATTGCAAAAGAGACCACTCTGGAGGCAAAGATAGATACCAATCTTCAGAATCACAGGGATGATATGGCCGGTATCACTCGAGATATGCTTACCGAGAAAAATGAACGTTTGGCTGGAGACACCCTACTTCAAACCAATATTGATAAAGAAGCAACTGATAGAGCTAATCAAGATATACTTATCAGTAATGCTCTTGCTCAAGAGAAGGCAGATAGGATTGCTGCCGACCAAGCACTGGATAATAAGAAGGTAGATAAAGTAGATGGTAAAGTACTTTCTTCTAATGACTTCACGGATTTGCTATATGCTAAACTTGATGGCATTGAAGAACATGCAAACTACATCACTAAGGTATCGGAGTTATTAAACGATTCTGACTTTCAGAATGCAGAACAAGTAGAGGCTGCAATCCAAAACATTATTGGTTCAGCTCCTGAAGTATTGGACACTTTGGCAGAGATTGCTAAGGCTCTCGGTGATGATCCCAACTTTGCAGCAACTATGACTACTAAGCTTACAGAGTTGGAGAATAAGCTTGAAGCCGAAAAGAACTTACGAGAACAGGGAGATAATACTTTACAACAATCATTCACTAACCTGAGTAATACTCTTACTACTACGGTAAATGAGCTGAGAACTTTTGTAAGTGAAACTCGTACAGAGTTGTTAACTTCCCTGAATGCTACTAATGCTCTGGTAACTCAGAATACTACTAATATCCAACGTAACCTGGAATTAATCCAGGGTATTCAGGGTAATATCAATGGTAATTATACAGCCATTACGGATCTGTTAAATAACGAAATTGCTGCTCGTAAAGCTGAAGATATTCGGTTGGAAGCAAAGATTGATCAGAATACTTCTGACCTTAATACCGAGAGTGAAGAGAGAAAGGCTGCTGATAAAGTTCTTCAAGATAATATCGATGCAGAAGAAGCTGCTCGTATTGCGGCAGACACCGCTCTTGGTAAACGTATCGATAAAGAAATCCAAGATAGAATAGATGCAGATACATCTTTGGATAACAAATTTACCAATATTACCAATGATCACGAAGAAAGGTTGGTAGCCGAGGAAGCAACTTCTGATGCTTTACCTAATACCATGGTTACTGGTGTAAGTGAAATAAGTAGAGATGACTCTAAACTTACTTTCAAGGTAAATACTTCTACTAAGGACGTTTCTAACAACCAATACGGAGAATCCAATGAGGCCATTAAAGAACTTCTCCCGGTAACACAATCTCTTGCAGGAGTCATGTCTGCAGCAGATAAGATTAAGTTGGATGGGTTGGATGAAAATGCCCTTACCGATATATCGGCTGATTCCGATGCAAGTAAAGTAACCGTAACCGTAACTAAGGATAATGGTCTGAATGCTGATACTACAGAAACCTTTGATTTGCCTCAGGCATCAGATACTAAAGCCGGTACGATGACTGCTAAGGATAAGGTAGAGTTAGATAGAATTACTACTGTTAACTTTGCTCTTGGGGATGTAACCCCAAATGAGACTTCAGTAGGCATTGCTGCTACTAAAACTGTAATTGAGGATGGTACTGTAGAACAGAATCCAATTACTTTACCTGCTTCTACTGCAGAAAAAGCTGGTGTACAAACCGCTGCAGATAAGAAATTGTTTGATTCTCTTCCCCCAAATATCATTCGAGGTTTTAGTACAAGAGTTCAACAACCTAACATGGTAGATATTTATTTGGCCTTATCTACTATAAATCCTGATACTGGAGTATATGAAGATAGTCCCATTGAAAATACTATACGTCATCTAGATATACCTCCTGCGACTAATAAAGCGGCAGGTGTACAAACTGCAGCCGATAAGAAGTTATTTGATTCTCTCCCAGAATCCTTTGTACTTGCTTCTGGGGGCAATCTAGAAATTTCAGATTCTGAGGTCACCATTACTCATGCTGGAGCTAAACTAGACTCAGAATCTGGTGTCTATGTTAAGGGTAGTAGATATGTAATGGGTACTATCCCAGCAGCAACTAAGACTACTGCAGGTGTAATGACTGCCCAAGATAAGACTAATCTTGATGAGACTTTGCCCAATGCTATTGCTAAGGAAATTGAGGATAGACAAGAGGCAATCGATACAGCTATCAAGAATCTGGGAAATTCTCAGACTGCTGCTTTAGAAAAAGAGATTCAAGATAGAAAAGATGCTGATACTGCCCTTGATACTAAACTGCAGAATAACATTGATACTCTAGAAGCCAAGCATGATGCCTTTGTAGCAACTAAGGGACAAGCTGATGGGTTTGCTCCATTGGATGGTAATGGATTGGTACCAGCTAACCATTTGCCTTCATATGTAGACGATGTAATCGAGGTATACGCTACTTATGAAGTAAGCTCTACTGGAGGTCTTACTAATGTTCAGTTGTATACTGATGCTACTCACCAAACTCCGGTAACTGGAGAATCTGGTAAGATATACATTAATGTTGCTAATGGGGAACCTCCTTATCAATTCCGTTGGTCAGGTACTAAATTCGTAGATAGTAACACTTCTTCCCTTATTATTGGAGAAATTGCAGGTACTGCTTTCGAGGGTAGTAGAGGTAAACATCTTGAGGATGTGGTATCTAGTATGCCTAGAAATCTAATCAGTAATATTTCAATAGTTAACAGAAACAAGAGGAATATAATTATTCAGTGTAATTATTCTTCTTTAGATGACCAGGGTCATTACATAGATCAGCCTGAGGGGATGCTTATTCCACTAACCAATGCCACTACTCAAGAAGCCGGTTTGATGGAGGCAGAAAGTGTAATAAAACTTAATCAAACCCTACCGAAAGCCATAGAGGATGAACAAGAGGCTCGTATTGCAAAAGATAATGAGCATGATAAACTAATCAATAGTTTACCTCAGGAGATAATGACGGTAATAAACGGTGTTACCCAAAATACGAATAATCTCGGATTAAAGTATTTTAGATGGGTAAAGAATACCGAAGAGGGCTCATATAGTAGAGGTACAGATGTGAATGTCACCATACCAGCAGCAACTAAGACTACTGCAGGAGTCATGTCTGCAGCAGATAAGACTAACTTGGATAATACGGTACAGGGGTTGGCAAATGAGATTACCAATAGAACTAATGCTATCAATGCTCTTCGTACAGAATTGAAAACTTACGTTGACGATTTGATTGCCGATACTGGTTCAGATGTAACTGCATTAGAAACTAAGGTAAATAATCACATTGCCAATAAATCTAATCCTCATGCAGTTACTAAAACTCAGGTTGGATTGGGTAATGTTAATAATACTTCCGATGCTGATAAGCCCGTATCTACTGCTCAAGCTACTGCTATTGCTGATGCTAAGGCTGCAGGTACTGCTGCTCAGACTTCTATCAATAGCCATGCTGGTAGAAGAGATAATCCTCACGTAGTAACCAGAGCTCAATTGAGTTTGGCAACTACCGACCAGGTAGTATTTGCTAAGACCACGGCTCCTTCTGGTTTCTTCAAAGAATCTTCAGATGTTCGACTCAAATCTAACATTAAGGATTTGAATCATACTCTGGAACAGATTTGCCAGATACCAACCAAGTCATTCGAAATGCTTGGTAAAGAGGACGAGGGAACTATTGCTCAGAATCTTGAGGGATTGGGATTTGGTAAATATGTAGAGGAAGTTCCAGTAGAGAAATCTACAGTACCTAATCCAGAGGAATTCGAAACTTTGGAAATCAATGGGGAAGAATATGTACTCGTAAAACAAGTTAAATATCACAAGATGTCAACTTTGGCAATCGAGGGTGTTAAACTTCTCTACGATGAGATTAAGGCTTTGAAGGCTGAGATTCAAGAACTTAAAAATAAATAATCATGGGAGAGATAGCAACCTGGAGTGCTGTCAAAACTAAAGTAGGCCTTGGTAAGACAGGAAATGACTGCCCTACCAAGGCTGAATTGTTAGCACTCTCCTCGACAGGAACAGGGGAGAATTATGTGGGGTTGGAACTATCCAATGCCAGTTCCTATGGAAACAACGAATGTGTAAAGTTGGAAGATATACACAAGGTAACCTATAAGTATACTTTTGTTGCTCAAAATACTACCCTTAACTTTCCAGCATTAGGTGGGAGACCTACCCCAATTTATGTAAGCTTAACCTCTACTCGGCAGAAGTACTTGGATGGAGTTACTTCTGGTTCTTCAGAGGGTATATCCTATGAGGTCTCCACCACTGTACCAGATTGGTTAAACGGTAGTATGGATAATTGGGTAGCTACAGAAAATACTGCATTAAGTCAACGTTCGGTCAATTTAGTTTTTACACAAAATATAACAGGTAAGACAGTAACTGTTGCTTTTGTCCAAGCTGCCGCATCCCAATCTTGGAGTTATGGATTTAGTGTAAACCCCACTTCTATGTCTTTTGGGGCAACTGGAGGTACTAAAACTTTTACGGTAACCTCATACAAGCAAGAATTAAGGAATGGTCATAACTATGGTAACCAAATTTCTTTAACTTATACTAGAGCTAATGGAGGAAGTATATCCGGTACCGGTACTTCAGTAACTATGGGTAATAATACTTCTACCAGTACTCGTAGTGGTACCGTAACTTTAACCCAAGCAGAAACCAATAAGAAAGTAACCATATCTTGTTCTCAATCTGCAGGTTATAAGACTTATAGTGAAATTACTGCAAGTGGTGGAGCTGTAATCGATATACCTGCAAGTGGAGGTACAAGAAGGTCATTCTCTACTATGCCCTCATATTCTCAAACTTGGGGATGGAATGGTTCTACAACTGGAGGTGGCACAATTACAAGCGGTGCTAGCATTAGTTATGGTACTTTAGTTAGTGCAGGTTCTTTGGGAACTACGGTTAAACCTAGAACCCAGGTAGGAACCCTTACTGGTACCTTATCACTAAATGGTAAAACCAAATCTGTAAGTGTACCAGTATACCAGGAAGAAAACGAATTTACTGGGTATACCTATGGTTCTTGGAGTGTAAGCTTAACGGCAAATTCTTATACCATCGGTAATACTGGAGGTAGTGTAACTTTGTACCCCAGTGCAAGTAGACCCAGGTATGCTAACTATACCTCAGGTTCAAATACAATGGATGGCTCTGATAGTGCTACTCCAAGTTTAAGTACCAATGGTACCTCAGGATTTAGTCTATCAGGTACTACACTTAGTGCTTCTGAGAATACCAGTACAAGTAGTAGGTCTATTAGAGTTACTGCTTCTTATGAGGGTGCTTCTGATTATGTAGATATCACTCAGGGTGGAGCTAGTGTAAGTTATAATTACTACTTTTATTGGAATCGTATGGTTACAAGTGAATCCGTTTATCATGCTGCTGTTGGAGATACTTTATATCGATATTTCTCATCCTATAAGACAAAAGTAATTAACGGGTCTGAATCTGAAGATACTTATGAGGTGGGTGTAAGCTTATCTGATACTCCGTCTTGGGCTACCGTTTCAGCTAGTGGTGGTAAGGTAACTAGTAAAGCTTCAGAGAACGTCGAAGAATCCTCAAGATCTGCTACGGTTACAGTTACACAAAAGGAATCAGGTAAGAAGATTACACTCTTCATTGATCAATCTGCTGCGACGATTACCTATAAATACGTATTCGAACTATCATAGATTTAATTATCAGGGGTGTACTCCTTTCTTCGTTTTAACCACTTGAACTAAGGAATTATGGAAAAAGAACAACTCACCGAATTTAAGATACAGTTAGCTCTACCGGCTCCCAATATAGAGATTGCACAAGAAGTAGCAAACAAAGCTCAGGTACTCATCGATCAATTTGGATACTATCAATTCTTAAACCTGGTAGACTTCATGCAAAAGAATCCGGGTGCAGTTTCATTTGGTTTAAATTTAATAAATAGAAAATGATTATGGACGAAAGAACATTGATTTTCCAAAAGTTACAAAAGGGTGAAGTAATCTTTACCTTAGAGAAAGACAGAAGGTCTGGTTATCCCATTTTCGATACCGCAAAGATTGTAAAGGTAGGCGAGAGTAAACCCATGGCATCCGGTACTAAAGATGGCTTTGTTAACAGTATCGAATTAGTGATCCAAGATTCTGTATCACAGCTTACAATATACCTACCTTCACAATCCGATGAGGGTATTTATAATGGGGTATATTATACTACCGATATAGTGAATATAATTAATGAGGTTACTATGCAAAAACAAAATGCCTTAAATATACTTAACAATCGACCAAAGTTTGAGGCAATTGTTTCTGAATGTGATAATATTCTCAATTCAATTAATCAATCCCAATCTGCTCAAAGTAGACCTGCTCCGGAGTTTGATGAATTTCGGCAATATATAGATCAACGTATAACCACGCAAGAAACTCTTTTACAAAGGATTGCTAAGGAGTTGGGATTAGATAAACCCAAACAATAGATAAGAATTATGCCAAGTAAGTCGGTTAATATTACAATATCGACTCCAATTGGTCCTCTAGAAATATACGCAGACAAACGAGAACAAGCTCGTGCAGAAAGGTTGATTGCTAAAACCCCAAGTATCTTAACCAAAGGCTATGCGAAAGGTACAGAAAGGTTTGGCAATCAACTTCTTCGTATAGTAAAGAAGAGTTTGAATACTGGAGTACCTCCACTGGGTACCCACGTATCTTGGCCAAAGCATTCACTTGCTACCCTTAAAAAATACCCAGCTCATACCCTATTAAAACTCACTGGTCAATATGCCCGGTCGGTAAGTATAGTGAAAACCAAGAATAGAACTTTTGTAGGTTTGCCAATTGGAATCAAGAAGATTACTTATACTGGTAAGACTTCTAGAAAAACCTTGAACCAGATAGCTATCATGTTAGAATATGGTAGCAGGGATGGTAATTTACCACCTCGTCCTCTATGGGGTCCTGCTTATAAAGCTGCTGGTGGAAAAGCAACTTTACAAAAGGAGATACGTAATGCGGTTAGAAATGAATTAAGGAAAGTAAAATAATATGTCGGATTTCGAAATATCTTCTTTATCAGGGACTGGTACTGCTACTATTAGAGTGAAGCCTAAAGCAGCTAATGAATCAGAATCTACTAAAGAACAAGTAATAAAAGTGATAGTTCAGGGAGTAGAAAGGGAAGTTACTTTTACACAAAAGGGAAAACCCCAAGTAGTAGAAACTTGGAAGCCCTTCCTTACTATTTCACCTGACAGTGATAGTTATACTTTTGATGGTACCAAATGGCTTGAGATTTGGGAAATATTAGTTTATAGTTATGAACAAAAATATATTGGTGGTGAACCTCAAGAAGAATATAGAGCCTTAGATTGGACTGTTGAAAATTCCCTGGATTGGTTAAATATAACCAAAGAGATTGGGGAAGGTAATAATGCTGGAAAATTAACAGTTAAGACGCTCTCTTATAACAACGAGTATGAGGCAAGCACTTATAATCCGAAGGAAAGAAGCGGTGTTATACGAATAGTATCTCAGGCTGGTACGAAAGATATAACTATAAAACAATCTCCTGGTAAAAGAACTACTGAGTATGGTTTTGAACCAACTCCCAATATACCATTCCCCAGCCTTGGACAAGGCAGTAGTACTGCTCCTATTAGGGGTGTAAAGGGGTACCAATACTACCATATCAATGGTTATGAAGTGGCTAAGTTTGTAAAACAATTTAAGATAACAGACATTAGTAAAACTAGAGAAGGTACTCTTCCTCTTCCTGTTCCTGGGGCAAATCCCTTTTCCTATAAAGTATGGCTTACTGATTACCCCTCTAATATAAGTACTACTTGGGTTAGTGAATTAAATTGTACTGGCCATCTTGAAACCAGTATTGGCTCGATTGGGGGTATAATTGTAATTTATAACGGAATTATAAATGATACTGGTAGCCATGAAGTTCAACTAAAAATTAGATTAGGAAATTAATGGTAAATTCAGAAGAGATAGTAGAGAGAACTTTTTATATCTCTTTACTAAGTACAATGTTAGAAATGGGTCTAACTTTGAATCCAGAAGACTTCTTACCTTTGTCTCAAGAAAACGAAAAAAGATTTCAAGAGGCAATTAAGAATATGAAGAAGTTTATACCTCTATTTGGTATCGGGAATAATCAAGTGAAAGGCCCTAAAACTCTCCCAAGAATAACCCTAGAATTACAGGGTTATTATGCTGGGGATATTGGTGTGAACAAATACATTATTGGTGATAGACTTGAAGACGGTAATTACCAAGCTTCAGAGTTTCCTTATGAAACCAAAGATATTACCATAGATGTACATCTAGTTTCTCAAACTCAAGCAGATATGAGATTACTACATACAATCTTATATACTAGCTTACCTGCTAGAGGATACATAAAACCTTATTTCAATGATTTAGAGGAATGGGACAAGGGCAGGCTTGCATCAACCGGAAACCTATTCATTGAAATTGGTAATTATTATGATCATCCAGATGTAGAACATGGAATACTTGAAAAGGTATATACTTACATATGTAAAGATGGTATTCTTCCAGAAAAACCCCTGGAAGAAGGTATACTTACACCTATCCAGGATATATCAGTTCTCATCGGGTTGTTAGAACAAAACGAAAATGAAATGTTAGAGTTAAAAGTACCTAAGGTATAGGTACAATACTCTAGGGTATAAATTAAACGAGTAATTAACTTTAATCACAATAGAATTATGCCAACTTCACCTCATGTTGATTTTAAGTTTAAGAACAACAATGTTCTTCAAACTACTCCTATGTTAGGAGTTTCTTGTGTATTGGCTAGAACTACTAAGGGCCCTTATGATGACCCATCAGAAATCATCTCTACATTCTCTCAGTTCCAAAGAATCTATGGTTCTGAAATTGTACCCGATGGTTCTGTATCAAATATCGAAAAGGCTTTGCAAGGTGGTTCTAAGCTTCGTGTTATTCGAGTGCTTGGTAAGGGAGCTACTCAAGGTACAGTAGCTGCAACTGCAGGTAAAGCTAAAACAGTTGCTAAATCCGAAGAGGAAGGTATAGTACCTGCTTCTGCTACTCCAGACCCTGCTACTCCTGCAGCATTGATAACCATTGCTTCTGGGGGAACTACTTATAGTTTGGGATTGGTAACCAAAGGTTATGGAGACCCCATCGGTAGTACTGATACCTTCCAGGTAGGTTTCTATAAACAATCCAATACCTTGTATTATAGAATCTATTCGGGCAATGGCCAGGTACTTGAACAAGGTCCGGTAGTAACTTATAAAACTGCCGATGATAACAATAATACTTCGGTAGATTACCTTGCTCTTAGTGCCTTTGCTAAGAACTCAGAGTATATCAAACCGGTAGTAGTTGCTGGTTCATCTTTTGAGAACTTAATAAAATGGCTTACCGATAGTGTAGATGGTACAAAAAATGCCGTTACTGTAACAGTTGGGGGAGCAGCTCCTTCCGATACCGAGAAACTATTTACCGGTACCGTAGGTAGTGCTGGTTCTAACCCTACTGCTGATGAATGGGTCGCTTCATTGGATTTAGTAAGGGACTACACTGACTTTTACCAATTATTCATTTCCCATATCTCTCAACACCTTACTACTGATGCTGACGTACTCAAGGTATATAAGGCTGCTGCAGATATGGCAAAAGAATTGATGGAATGGGTACTGTACATAGAAGTCCCAAAACACTTAACCCATTACACTCAGGGTACTCAACCAAGAGACTATAAAGCTCAGGTTACTTGGGTACAGACTTGTCTTGGTACCGTGGGTAATTCCAAGTATATTGCTTACTTTGGAGGTGGCCTTAAGTACTACAACGAAAACGGCAATCTTCAAGATTCTGATGTAGTAGGTACCATTGCAGGTTTGGGAGATGCTTCTGCTACTCAATATGGTCCTTGGAAATCCTTTGCTGGTATGAACCGAGGAGTTATTGGAGATGCAGTTGGGCCCGTATGTCCAAATTATGGTTCTCCTTCTCGATATAATGAACTGAACACACTTGCTCAGAATTATATCAATGAGATGGTAATCAAAGATACTCCCGATGCCGGTAAACAAACCATGCTATGGCATTGCTTCTCTTCTCAGGTAAAACAGGATTCAGAAAGATTCCTTTCAATCGTAAGATTGAATTTGTATTTGAAGAAGTTCCTTCGTCCAGTACTTAACAAGTATTTGGAAGAACCAAACGTTTGGGGAACTTGGAAAAGAATTTGGTTGGAAGTTAAACCTACATTAGATTCTTTGGTAGATGAAGATGCCATGACAGAATATACTTGGATGGGTGATCAGGATGCAACTTCTTGGGATGGTCTTTCCGTAAATAACGAAGCAGATGCCCGTCAAGGTAAATATCGTGCTATCCTTAAGTATAAAGACGTAGTTCCTATGCAAGAGGTAACTATGGAGATTGTAATTGATGCTGCTTCTAAGTCGGTATCAGTTGTAGAAACAAGTAATAACCTATAAACATATAACGATGGGAGCAAAAGTAAAAAATCCCCGGAAGAAATTCCTGTGGAGTATCATGTTCCCCAAACACCCTATCAATACTTATCTATTCCAAAGTTGTACTTTGCCTGATATTGAGATTGACCAGGTGGCTCATGGGGATGTCAATAGAGATGTTAAAACTGCTGGTAGGGTTACTATAGGTAATCTTATCGTAGAGAAACTTATGACTACTGCAGGTTCAGATACCTGGCTTCATGACTGGCTCTATTCTTGCCAAGACCATATAGTTGGTGGTGGCTTAGTACCAAGCCAATATTGGGAAACGGCTATTGTAAACGAACTTGCCGAAGATGGAGTTTCGGTTCTTAATACCCACGTCTTTGAAGAGGTATGGCCATGTAAGATTACCGGCTTAGACTTGGACAGAATGGCTTCAGAGAATACCATAGAGTCCATAGAGTTCTCGGTGGGTACTGCAGACAAATACTAATTCCTTAGTCTATTTTCACTAAGATTTGGTGGAGGGGTGGGATTCCTGTGATAGGAGCTCACCCCTTTCTTGTTGTTATACGGAGTACTATGAACATTTGTAAACATTAAATATATCAAAATTATGGAATTTAGAACATTTAGATTTACCGGACCCTCTGGTTTCGAATATGAAATTAGAGAACAGAATGGAGCTGATGAAGATATTCTCAGTAACCTTTCAGACATGAAAACTTTAATGAACCTTACTAAGTTCATTGCAGCAATCGTAATTAGAACTAATGCCACTCCTAACGGTAAGCTAACCGTTGATGATGCTCTCAATCTACCAGTCAATGACCGCTATGCAATTATTTTCAATTCTCGTATATTCTCACTGGGAGAGGAAGTAGAATTTGAATATGACTGGGGTAAAGAGAACGGTGGTAAAGTTACTTATGGCCAAGACCTTCATGAGTTCCTTTTCGATTATTCAGAAGTACCCACTGATAATAGGGTATTTGATGAAAAACCCGATGCCATCCCTTATTATCCAAAGGGTATTCAATTAACCGGTCATGAATATCTTCTTTCATCGGGCAAGAAAATCAAATTTGATTGTATGACTGGTAAGGGAGAACAAGAGTTCATGAAGTTACCCTTGGATAAACAAACTAAGAATGCCCCCTTACTTTGTCGGAATCTTTACTTAGAAGTAGACGGTAATTGGGAGAAGGTAGAAAACTTTACTCCATTTACAGCAAAAGATATGGCTGAGATGAGAAAGTATATAATCTCTATTGACCCTATCTTTAAGGGAGAGTCCCATATTACTAATCCCTTAACTGGAGAAGAAAGAACTTATCCTATAGTTTGGGCACCCAATTTTTTCTACCTGACGGAAGAGTAATGTTAGAGAGTGATTTTGTTTATATCACCAGAGCCGAGATAGCCTTAGACTATTTCGGCTTTTTACGTCTTCCGTATAGAATCAGGAAAATATTTAAGGAAATGGCCGAACAATATTATAAACAACTAAAGAAAAGAAAATAAATTATGAATACCAGTAGGAGTATAGTAGAGGTCGGTGTTGCCATGGTATTAAAAGACCGATTCTCTCAAGAGGCTGGCAAGATATCTGGGTCATTCAGAACTATGATGAATGACATGAGTACCTGGAATAGAGGTATACAGATGTCAGCTTCTAATACAATGGACTTCGGAATGCAGCTCGTAGGGGGAATGGCAAGGGCCTATAAATACTCTGCGGGTGTTCAGAATGAAGTTTGGACTGCTTCGAAAATTGCCGGTGCTACCATTGCAGAACAAAGAGAAATGTTACAATTGGCAAAAGATGTCAATGAGATAACTCCTCTTACTGCTTTGGATGTTGCATCAGGACAAAGATACCTGGCTATGGCAGGTAATAAATTCGATGCTATTAAAGAAATGATTGGGCCAGCATCTAAGCTGGCTTCAATCTTTACAATGCCAGTGGGACAGAAAGGTGGTGTAGCTGACTTGATAACTAATATCATGTCAATGTACCAAATCCCAATGGGAGAAGCCGCTAGAGTAACCGATGACCTATATACTGCAGTTACTAATGCAAATATATCTTTGACAGACTTAGCCCAGTCCATATCTTATGCAGGAGCAGATATGGCAACTGCTGGAGTAGACCTTCGGCAAACGGCTGCTGCTATTGGTGTATTGGGAGATATGGGTATACAGGGTTCTATGGCAGGTACCTCTCTGGCTAATATGATTCGTTACTTACAACTCTCTCTTGTTAATCAAAAAAAGAAAGGCTATAACGCTTTAGCAGACTTGGGCTTAAGTCCGGATGAGTTTTTCGATGCTCAGGGTAACCTTATAGATCTTTACACTATCTATCAGAAATTTGCCAAGGCGGCAGTAGACTTACCTTCACGGATAGAAACACCAACCTTCTTCAATATCTTTGGTGTTCGTGGTAATCGAGGCATGCTTCCAGTACTTAGAGATATTGCTTCTGGTAGAGATAAGATGGGTAAGATACTTGCAACCTATGACCAAAACATAGGGGCAGTAAATAGACTTAATGAAGAACGTCTTAAAACTGATGCGGGTGTTATCGACCAATTCGAATCGAGTTTAGAAAACTTAACCGTTACTGCAGGAGCGGCTTTGGGTAGAATATTTACCCCAGTACTCAATGTGGGTAATTCTATCATCAAAGTAATAAATTCTATCTCTGAAACTTGGGCTGGTGGCTTTGCTCTTAGAGTAGGGGCTACAGCAGTAGTAGTTGGTACCATCGTTGCAGGGTTTAATACTGTGAGAGGTATTATAAGGTCGGTTGGATATTTACAAACTATTGCCACTGCTTCTACTGAGGGTATGTCTGCAGCAGCCATTAAGACGAACACCCAATTTGCTATTATGGAAGCTCATCTGATAAGTATGGTAAATCTCATGAGGACTATGGTTCAATTGCAGATGATGATGGGGAGAGTTAGTATGAACAAAGCTGGTAGATTTTATAATACCAAAATCGGTAGATATGTTAAAACACCCAATCCAGGGATGCCTCCAGCCACTTCACTCATTGGAGGTGTAGTTGGAGGTACTGTAGCTAATCAAGCTGGTAAACAAGCTGCTAAGACTGTTGCTACTAGAAGTTTAGCTTCGGTAGGTGGTAGGTTATTAGGGTTAATTGGGGGACCCTGGGGATTAGCTATTACCGTAGGTTTACCTTTACTAATAGAAGTAGGTAGTAGACTTATAAGTTCTGTTGATAGGAATACCGATGCTCAATCTAAAGAAGACCCCTCTGCTATCAGGGCTCAAAATGAAGAAAGGTTTTTAAATGCTATGAGAGCAGCTATTAGAGATGGATTAAAAGATAGTAAGATTAACGTCAGTGTAAATGGGGAAATATTAGGAGATTACTCCTTGGGCTCTCAGCAAGATTATACAGGTGTGGCATTAGGACTTTAAAATTAAGATACTATGGCTAGGATATTAAATAAAGCAGCAGGTAAGGTTGTTGAAAAATATAATGATCTTACGAGGGATACCGCAGGGGTTCTTACGGGTCCCCTAAATAAACTATGGAGAGCCAGGATATTACTCAATAGGACTACATCCACACTTCCAAAAGATGATGCTCTAAAGGGTAAACTCTATGACCCTAATGGGGTTGTGGGAGAGGCTCAGATATCTTCAAAGAATCCTACATTAAATAAACAGCTTCAAGCTAAGTGGAGGATGGAATTACAATTCCCCCGAATGGAAGAGGGGGAAGGAGTAGACCCAGCAAAAGGGAATAAGAACACAACCAATTATAGGAACTTCGAAGTCAAATCGGATATTAAATATCAGAATCAGGTAAGGATATATAATTTGACCGCTAATCCTACACAGTATATTACTCTACAGAATAGACCTCCAGAATTGGACTTTCGTGGTGAAACCACATGGGCAACTATTAAGTCCATGGGACGTAATACTCCTATGTATCATTATACTGGGTCTGAGGATATAATCCAATTTAATGTATCTTGGTACTGTAATGACCCTAATAATCCAGAAGAGGTATTAAATAAATGTAGGTTATTGGAAGCTTGGTCTAAATCTAATGGCTATCAATCGGCTCCTCCGATTGTTAAGATAGAATGGGGGGATTCGGGTATATTCAATAATCACTACTACATTATTACTTCGGCTACTTATACTTTGAAAAATTTTCAGAATGGCAGTAGGATTAGGGTTCCTGGGAAACCCGCTACTTTTGGAAATGGTAGGTTATTACCTGCAGCAGCTACTCAAGAATTAATATTCAAGAGAGTAAGTGCATATAACTTATCCTATGGAGACTTTATAAATTCAGATTCACTTAAAAAGACGGAGGGTATTAAATTATGATAGATGTTAATCAATATCTGGTTGGAGATAGCCCTTATAAAAATGCCTATGCTCTAAACTATGGAGATGGAGATTATTCCCTAGAAGCTCCTATCCCCTCAGTTCCTTCATCCTCAAATGATATTCAGCATACGGTTAAGGATGGAGAAACTCTTCAGAATATAGCTTTTAGGTATTACGGAGATTCTGGGAAATGGTATATTATTGCTGAGGCTAATGGTATACTAAATCCTTTTAAAGAATTAGAAAGTGGAACCCTTATAAGAATACCTTCTTATGGCAGCTAAACAGAAACCCATCTTATATAATGGTATGGGACAACCCTACCTGGCTTTGTTTGATTTTAGAGGTATGCCAATAGTGAATCCCATTACTGGCATACCTCTTGGAGCTTATATTAGTACATGGAATTATAGGTATGATGAAGAAAAGGAAAATTTAGCTACTATAACCTTTGATACTGGTGACCCAGATACTGTAGATATAGACTCTTTACAAGAGGGTAGTGTAATATGTCTACAGTGGGGATATATATATCCAGATGGGCAATTTATATCTGGGCCCATCAAAACAATCAAGGTTAGAGATTTTGAAGCTAGATTTGATTCCACAGGTACTCATGTAACTATTAAGTGTATTGATTCTATCGGAGATTTAAGATTTCAGCCGCCATACAATTTTTCTGAATCTCCAGGAAATAGTTTATCGGCTTATCTAGATAAGGGATGCGAGAATGGAACTGGGGTAATCATAGAAATATTTCAATAATGGAACAACAAATTAGTAATAAAGTATATGAGTCACTACAAGTGCCTACAGAACATGTACGTACTACTACTGGAAAAGTACTCTATGCTAACCGTTACAGTGGAGTAGCAGAAGTAGCAATGCCAGAAGATTTAAAAGCTTTAATAGATAGTGACTTTGGGTTAATCGGTAAAAATATCTTGGTTCAATTAGAACAAAAGATGAAAGGGTATACTAATGGACCATGGTATATAGATTCTAGAGATGGGGTTATTTATATTCATAATAGGAAGTTTCATGAAGAGCCGGTAACTACTTATACCTATCAGGGAGAGAATGGAGAAGTATTAAGTGTCCATTTTTCTACTCAAAAGGTAACTAAACGAGTTAAAGCTACCCTATCTCCAGTAGTGAACCCAGAAAGTAAAGACCTCGAAGTACTAAGTACGGGAATTGATGATGAGGAAAAATTACCTGAGATAAAAGCTAATGAGAACAATGGAGTTTATTATAAGAATTGGCATACCTCCGTTGGCAAATATGGTGCTGAGAATAACCCAGCTGATATCCTCACGATTAGGCAAATGCAAATCAACCATGCTCTAAAGACTGATCCAAACCTTATTGCTGCTATAGAAGCTAGAAGGCAGTTGAATTATGAATGGAATTCAGATGTAGCAGAGTATTCAGCAGCTAATCCTGCTGAAGCTTATCGGCAAGGTAAAGAGAAATTCCTTAATGAACTCAGTACAGATCAGGTACGTAGCATTATTAATAAGACTATACAGAAGGAAGAGTTTCCTTCTGACAGGAGAGCTGCATTGAATGCTGCTCTTAAGAATGTTACTAACAGCCAGAATTTAAAAGAGGATTTATACAATATCCTTAAAGGTACCAGATACTTATTTGAAGGTAAGGAACAGATGAAGTATATGGTAATAGAGGATGTTGACCCAAGAGATTATGACCCAGAGCATACACCTAAAGGAGGAGCTACTACTTGGGGATTGGAAGATGAGGAAAGTGTCTATCGTGGTATCTCAGCTTTAAAGAAAGGCCCTTATACTATGGTCATAAATGATACTCCGGTCATCAAATATAAGAACCCCTCAAATAAGAGCTTAGGTATATACAGTGTTACTGTAAAAGTCCAGCATTGGAAGAAAGCCGATGTAGAGGTACCCTTATATAAACTGTATATCAATCTATTCAGTAGATATGGAGGAATTGATAAATGGGTTTGGGCAGCTAATGCAAATGCCAATGGTGGTTTGAAACATACTGAGAGTAAACTCATATGTCAGATGCAGGTAGTGGGAAGACCTTTATTAGCTACTTCTCAAGTAATTATTCTTGAAAATGTTGGTAAACGATGGTCTGGGCCCTGGTATATAAAACAGTGTACTCATTCAATGGATCCAGGTCAAGGGTATATAACTAGTTTAGAATTAGTTAGAAATTCTAGTAGAGCAGGTTCTACTACTGCTAAACTTGGATTATCTACTCAATCGGTAGTAGCTAATGATGCTAAAGCTAATGCTAAAACTTCTAAGGGCCAGGATAAGAAAGCTTTGAGTAATTCCAGAGAATTAGATTTAAGCTGGACTTATAATGAGGTAGCTTACTTCATAGAATCCGGTATTATGGATAAAGAAGGCAATGTACTCGACCATAAGCGTAAGGATGAACTTCTTAGAAAGAAAGCTTATTATACGGAAGTATTAGCTAAGACTCCAATAGAAAAAGCTGAGGGTATAGCTATAACCTCTGGTAGTTTAACTACTTCTTCGGGTAAGGTATTACCAGGTAAGATAACTATTAAAGATATTCAAGTACCAGATGATTATTGGGTTAAGTTTGATTACATGGAAGTAGCCTTAAGGAGATTTAAAGAATATATTAAAAATAAGGAGGTGAAGTAGTTATGGGTTATGAAACTGCAAAGATAATAACAGAAGAAGGTATAGAGGGCATCGGTAGATATTACTCTGTATATCGAGGTATAGTTGTTAATAACAGTGATACCGAAAAGAAAATGAATCGGGTTGAGGTATGTATCCCCGAAGTGATGGGTGGTACTACTGCATGGGCTTACCCAAAAGGTCAACATGGTTCTATTAGTGGCGGGTTCAAATTTTTAACTCCCAAAATAGGGGATATAGTATTTATTACCTTTGAATACGGTGACCCCACTAAACCTCTATGGGAATATCATGGTTGGGGAATTAACCAAGTACCACAACCGTTAGATGGCCCAAACAAAATGGGTATAGTTACTCCTGAGGGCAATCTCATTGTAATAGATGATGATAATGGTACATTAAACCTTTATTTCAATGGTAACATAGTTGTATCTTCCGAAGCTAATATAGTGATATCATCTGAAAAGGATATTAATGTATCTTCTGGGGATTCAGTAATATTAAATACGGGTGAGAATGGTGGAGTAATCAATATATTCCAATTAACCGAGAAATTAAATCAAACGGTTAAGGAACTAGAACAACTTCGAAATATGTTCAATTCTCATGTACACTCTGGTGTAACTACGGGACCTGGTTCATCAGGCCCAACCCCAACTCAAATAACTAAACCTTTCTCACAATTCGTCGTAGACGATTATGAGGATAAAACCTGCATACACTAATGGAAAAGAATTACTTTACAGACTTAGTTGGTATAGGTGTAACTTATCCTATCCAACTTACAACTAATGAAAATGGGGAAAGAGGTTGGTACCCAGTAAACGGGGATTTTAAACTTATCCGGGATAATATAAGTTCGATATTATATTACATGATAGGTCAAAGATTCCGACAGGAAAACTTTGGTAGTAAACTATGGCAATGTATTGAGGAACCAAACTCACAAGCCCTAAGTTTTATAATTAAAGAGTTTTTAAAACAAGCCATAGGTGCATGGGAACAGAGAATAACCTTCCAAAATATCACAGTTACTAGAGTTGATGCAAAAATACACATAGAAGTAGCTTATGTAATAAATGGAACAAATTCTAGTCAGTACCTCGATATCACCTATGATAGGTCAGATAATTCATTAAATACACAATAATATGGGAATCACAAATAAATGGCTTAACCCATACCAGAGGTCTTATCAACAGATTAAGGCCAAGCTGGTTGAATCCCTTATGGGGCTCAAGGATCCTCAAGGTCAGAAACTCATAACGGATTATTCGGAGGGGAATATCTTAATTATCATCCTCTCATTGTTTGCGGCAATTGCCGAAGTACTTCACTATTATGTAGATAATATGGCAAGAGAAACCTTCCTATCTACTGCAAGAAGGTATGATTCGGTAGTTAAACATGGAGCTCTGGTAGATTATCATGCTCGAGCAGCGATTGCTGCTACAGTAGATGTAATCTTATCCAGAAGTATTACTGGTAATTCCATTGGAGCTAAATTAACCATACCTCAAGGAACTCTATTTACGGATTCCAGTGGTAACTCTTGGTTATCTGCTAGAGATGTAACTTGGTATTCAAAGGTAACCACATGTAAAGTACCTATAATTCAACATGAGAAATATACTGCAAGTGCTCTTAATAATATGCTAATACCCACTGGAGACAGGGTAATAGTTCACCTTGGTACATTGCCTAATGGTAAGTACTATGAACAGGGCTCTATGTCTTTACAGATAGGTGGAGAAACTTGGGTATTGGTAGATACCTTTGCAAAATCAAAGCCAACGGATAAACACTTTATGGTTTCAATAGATGAAGCTCTTAACCCTTACATAATGTTTGGGGATGGAACCTTCGGTAAGAAACCTGCAGCAGGTGCAAAGATAACCAATGTAGTATTCTATTTAACCAATGGTTCTCAGGGTAACGTAAAGAGTAATACTATTACATCCGTACCATCAATCATTTCTTCTTCAATCACTGATGCTACTGTAAGTAATGCTTATGATGCTGGAGGAGGTTCAAACTATGAGAACTTTACAATGCTCAAGGAACATATACCTTTGAGTGTAAAGACTCTGGGAGTAGCAATTACTAAGGAGGACTTTGAAAGCTTAGCTATGTTAGTAGATGGTGTAAACAAGGCTAAAGCCGATTATGAATGCGGTAGAAAGCTTACAGTATACATTAGCCCCGATGGTGGAGCTGTTGCTTCTTCCGAATTAATAAATAGGGTATACAACCTATTATCTCAAAGGGCACCTATGACTACTTGGTTAAAGGTTAAGTCTGCAGGTAAGGTTCAGATTATTCTGGAGATGGATGTTACTGGTAAGAAGTCTTATAAGACTGCCGAGATACAAACTCAAATTCTTACAGCTTTATACAATGCCTATTCTCCAGAGCAAGCTCAGATAGGTGGAAGCGTAAGGGTATCAGACATCTATGCCCTAATAGATAACCTATCAGCTGTAGATTACCTTCACCTTACTAAGTTCTATATTAAACCCTGGCCTACTACCATTTATGGTAATAAGGAATTAAACCTTGGCCAATTTAAATTGAACAAGGCAAAGGGTTCTATGACTTACTACATAACCTTCAATTCCTCAACTACTTTTACAGTACGTTCAGTATCTAATGGTTATGTAACTACTGGCTCAGTCGGTAGCTCTATTCAGATTATAGATAAAGCTAATGGTTTTGATTTCTCATTGGATATCCAAAACAATAGCTATCAATCAGATTATCGATATTCTATTACAGTATCTGAACCAAACCATGATTATGAAGACCCTGGCTTTAATTTGCCAGTATTCGAGAATGCTTCACAATTAACATTAACCGTTAACGAAATCGTATGATAAACCTCAAAAATTTAATCGACTTTTTACCTTTTGAATATAAGGACCAAGATACTTATAAGGTAAATGGTAAAGGCATCTTAGAGAGGTTTCTAGAAATTTGTGGAGAGCATTTTGAAGATTATATTACAAAGGATATTGAGAATATATTGGATATTATCGATATAGATAAAACCCCAGATATGTATCTCAATTTCCTTTGGCAATTTCTTGGAGAAATGCCCTTTGCTTATGGGAACACTATAGATGCACAGAAATGGGCAGAGTACTTTAATGGGTTCTACTCGGATAGTAAACTCCAGGAGTTATCAAAGCTTTGGATAATACCCAAAGAGGGACCTTTTACTTTAACCAGTACTCAGGTAAGAAACATCTTGAGATATTCGGTATCTCTTTTCAAAATAAGGGGTACATCAGAATTTTTCGAGATCATGATGAGGTTATATGGGTTAACCTGTGTAATAACAGACCCAGCAAAAGCCGATGGGTATGATGGTTGGATAAAAGGTCATCCCCACTTTGACCAATACTATCAGTACGATAGTAAATATACCTTTGATAACACCTTTGATTGTTCTCAATGTATTTCCGTAAGTTTTAAACTTACTGGTCATGGGTATACTTCTAATTCTGAGGCTTTTAAAAAATTTAGGGAAGCCGTAGAAAGTTTCTTTACTAGATTCATACCTTATCACGTATCCTTCACTATAGATTATGGTTTTGTAGTAAATGATGGGTATTCGATTAAGGCCGAGTTGGTAAACCCAGACCAACCCAACTTAGTTACTTCAGAAGTATATGAAGTACCAGTATTGGTAACTGTAACCTCAGATTGGGTGAATGCAGATTTGAGATATCAAATATCGAGTGATAGAATTAACTGGGGTTATACTAAACATGAAAGTGGTTCGGTATTTAATATTCCAAGGGCTGGTACTTATTACTTTCGAAGCGTTGGGGATAATTCTAAGATAACCCAAATTACCGTAAGGCAGGAAACTTATAACCGTTCATATACTATTTCTTGTGAGCCCATAACTGGTAAAATAACCCCAACTACTTTAAAGGTTAGTACAAGGGTGATAGCTAGAGTATCCTATAAAGGGACAGAGAAACTTTGTAATGTTCGATTAGTGGGCACCGATCAAGTAAAAATATCGGGCTCAACTTGGGAATTTACAAAACCCGGTACTTACTTTTTTGAGATTGTGGAATTTCCTGTAAAACAAACTTCATTTGTAGTAACCCAAGAAGAAGTTACTTATAAGGTAAGATGTACACCCTCAGAATTTAGAGTTGGAAATAATCAAACTATGAAGGATGCAGTTACTACTTTAACCATAACTTCAAATTACCCAGAGTCATTTACTGGAGAATTATATTGTGGGTTAATAGGTAATCCTAAGACTTTCAAGAATGGGGATAAATTTATTGCTAACAGCTATGGTACTTATAAATTCAAATGTACTTTAGATAAAAGAGAAACTGATGAAGGTGTGGGTATCTTTGAAGTAGTTTCAGGTAAAACTGCTATATATAGGATCAGTATTAATCCATCTACATCTACTCTATATAACGGTTCTGCAAAAACTACCGTAATAATACAATGTATTTCGGGTAATGGTGATGATTACCGAGTTAAAGTAGTAGAAACTGGGGAAACCTTCAATGCTGAAAACGGGTATGTATATACTACTAATAGAGCAGGTACTTATACTTTCCAATCTGTAGCCTACCCAACTGTAAAGACTACTTGGGTAGTTAAGAATACCCCAGTTGTATATCAGAACAAACTAAAGATAGTTCCTTCAGATCCTTCAGATTCAAAGTGGAAAAACCCTAACTGGTCATTACCCGAAAGCCAAATTGATGATACTTATGCAGTATATCAGTTATTGGATGAAGTATCAGCTTGTAAATTTAGCCTTGAAGAAATGAAAAACGGGATCAATGTAAGTGGTACTGCAACTTGTGATGAAACTGAGGAAACCTATAATCTTGAATCCGAGATTGTATTAACTAAAGCAGGTACTTATACTTTTGTGGCAGATGATGGTTCTTCATTAAGGTGTCAAGTAATATTGGAAGATTACCCTACTATTATAGAATTAACCGTTGACCCAAGTTATGCCGAATTAAAGGGTACCATTAAACAAGTATATTGTTTAATTAGGTGTAGTTCTAATAAAGCTGAATTCGATAGTAGAGTTAGACAAGTTGGCAAAGTAACTACTTTTGATGCTGGTGGAGCCGGATATGAATTTACTACGGCTACCGCTGGAGAATACATTTTTGAATCAGTTGCCGATACTTCGGTACGGGCTAAGTTTACGGTAGTAGATGCTGACTTATTAAGCGTTAATCCTCAAAAGTTGGAATGGGAATCAGATGACACTTCTGAGAAGACATTTACCATTACTACTTATAGTAATCAAATGTGGAAAATTGAAGAAGTATGATAAAGAGTTCAATAGACAATGTAACAGAGACTACTACTCAATCTCTGTTCAAGACTTCAATGATTGGTTTATTTGGAGAATGTACCCAAATTATTTATGACCTTAGGTGGATGATATTACTTGCCATAATATTGATACTTTCAGATTTATGGTTTGGTATATCTGCAAGTAGAGTACAAAATATAGTCATTCGAAAGTCAAGGGCCGGTAGGAGAACCCTAAATAAGCTGGTTGATTATATTTGTTATATCTTACTTGGGGCTGTAATTGGGAAAGCTATTGGAGAACCCTATGGAGTAGATCCCATAGAAGTATCCATTACTATAATGATATTATGCTATTGCTTCGAAATAGATAGTATCTATGGGCATATATGTGAAATACATGGCATTAAAAAACAATATAGTATCTGGAAGATAATCTTTAAGCTGTTAACTCTCAAATTTAATGAACTCGGAGAAGCTTTCAGGGATATGGCAGAACAAAAGAATAACTTTAAAAATACAAAGAACAATGAAAACGTACTTTAAGTATGAAGGTATAATCAAATCTAAGGAAGCAGCCGAAGCAATTGCTGCCCCTTCTGGTTTGGGGCCATTCTGTGGATTTGGCTCAGCCACCATAAATGGTAATAAATTGGTTGTTTCTCCTCAGGGAGTTTCTGGTAGTAAATTTGCTAATGTAATTAAGGATAGGATTACAGCAAGGTATATGTCTAAAGATTCTGAAGATGGAGAATTACCCGATATAAATTTTGGGTGTATTTCAAGAGATGGCCATATATTTATCTCTGATGAACAAACATTGACCATCGAGAATATTCGGGGAACCAAAGGGTCCACCGATGAAGTATTACTGTTTGCAGTACACACTATTATCCCCGAACCCGTAGATAATCCAGTAGATTTTGTAGCTTATTGGAATGAATCTTCAGAAAGTTTCTATGAGTTATATAAAAAATCTCTAGATATATACTACCCAATTTCTGAAGAGAATCGTAATCCCAATGTACTTAATAATGATATTTATTCGGATTATAGTATGACTCTTAGTAATCTTCTAGAGATGGTAGAGACTGCTTGCCCTTATTATTCTAATAATAAGAATTCTGTTGTTCTTATTGGGATATATGGTAAGGGTACAGATGCCATGACTAAAAGAAATGAGAACTTTGCTATTGTACCCTATCAGGGCAAATTCCAGGAGATCCCATATACTACTGCTACTCACAGTATGATGAAAGAATCCATAACTAAAGTAGAGAAAATGAATACTGGGTTTCCGGTAGAGGATGAAAATGGGAATCTATTGAATATTAAGCAATACATTGATGGGCAACTAGAAGCTCTCAGAAAGGAATTCTCTGATTCTTTGAATACTGCTAGTTTACCCATAGGTTCAATAATTTTATGGGAAACCGATGTAATCCCTGAAGGATGGGCTGAATATACAAAGGCTTCAGGTAGGATAGTAATAGGATATCAGGCCGGAGGTATTCAAATTGGAGACGAGATGATGCTACAGAATATTGGGGATTTCTATACTCCCACTAAAGGTAACTTTGTTATTAAATTGAAAGGCGATGATTTACCAAGACATAGGCATGCTCTCGGTGTATCTAAAGGTAAACAGGATGATGCCAATAACTGGGAGAATGTTAGACCTCAATCTTTCTTTAATAGAGAAACTGGTTTAAATGGGGACTTCGGTAGAGGGACTCCCACCAAGGGTATTCAAGATGGTGCTATTGTAGTAAGTTGGAATTTAATAGGAGAATCTTTCCTACAAGAGACTTCAGTAGATACCTTGACTATCGAAAAGTTACCACCGACTATTACTTTAAGATATATTCAAAAAATATCATAGTCGTTATATAACTCATGTGTATTATTTGTATTGTCTAAGTAAACTCTTGTTTTGTTTTTGTTTTGCATAGTTTGTTTAGAGTAAACACTCGGAAAGGGACGTTGGGAAACGTCCCTTTTCTTTTGTGTTAATATCTAAGTTCTTCTTTAGCTCTATCTTCCCAATACTGTATATCCTGTCTAAGTTCAGAAATATATCTCATGGATTCATTAGTCTTAGGCATTTCGAAAAATTCTATAAGCATTATATTAGTAATCCTTGTACTATTTCCGAGTCTCTCTTTAATGAAGGGAGGAGGAGTAATTAATACCTCGAATAAGAGGTAAGCATCCGGAGAAAGTTTATCTTTCATATAGGTATACACCATATCTATCATTTCGGATTTAGCTTTCTCTTCTTCAGAATCATCTTCTAATTCTTTATCATTATCAAATAAATCATCTAATTTAAAGAGGCTTTGATTATACTCTGCTTGTTCTCCGTATGCAGAACGAAGCAATTTATTTTTAAACGTACTCAAGGAAGCAAGAATCCTTGCTTTGAGATGTTCTTCAGTACATTCACCATAGTATTTATTAAAAACAAATAACATCTTATCCCAGAAATATGATTGGATTATATCTGGTGTAAGATTAAACCTCTTATAATCAATCTGTCTGGTAAGATTCCTAATCACTGGCTTACAGACTTTATAAAGCCTATTGAAAGTAGCTTTATCATATTCTTGCATAGGTTTTAATCGATGAAGCTCTGAGCCATTATTTCCTTTACTTTTTCCCATGTTTTTAAATATTCGTTATGCAAATATAAGTATTTTTTCTTATATAAAATAATAATATTAAATATTCGGGAGCTTAAGGTAGTGGATTAGTAGTTTCTAGTTAGTTGTCAACATACTCAGAACTATCTCGGTACTATCAAAATCTATTAGTTTATATAATATTGCAATATAAATATGAAGAAATTTAAAGACAACATCAAATTTAGTTTCACACCGGATTTCCAACTTGAGATACTCCGGTTTGTTTTAAGAGATAAGGAAGGAGGTTTAGTCCTAAAAAGGATTAAAGCTAATTACCTGGTTCTTATTGAGCATGCCCTTATATTTGAGGGTATATCAAAATACTTTAAGAAGCAAGGTAAGATGCCCTCAGAGAATGTATTAAAAGAAGTATTAAAAGAATTGCTAGAATCAAAGGCATACATTGATTTGGTAACTAAGGATGACATCCCTAATATCAATAAGTTAATAAGCAATTTATATCACATTCCCTTATCGGATGCCGATTATATCAAGGAAAAAATTTACCAGTTCTCTACCTATGTTGAAATGAAGAACCTGAATGACTCTTTTGATTTAGATAACTTCGAACAATATGAAGAGTATTCAAGGAAGATTGAAAAAGTACTTCAGAAAAGTAAACCAAAGAAAGAGGACGAACCTATATACATGATTCGAGATATTACAGAGAGACAGTTTAAAAGACAATCAGAACCCTCGGTAATACCCTGTCCCTTTAGGCAATTAAATGACCTTACTAATGCAGGAGGTTATCCCGAACATTCTATTAATGTAATATTGGATAAACCTAAAGCAAAGAAAACTTTCTTCATGGTAAACCTTGCCCGAGGTTATCTTCGAATGAAGAAATCCGTATTATACGTAGATACCGAGAATGGTAAAGACCAAATCATGGACAGATTTATTCAATCTAGTATCAATAAAACCAAAAAGGAATTATACTCAGGTGAGTATGATAAACTTGAAGCTAAACATTTAAGAAAGCTTGCAAGATTTGGGGTTGAATTGGTGGTTGAGAGGGTACCTGCAATGATTACTAATACAACTTACATAAAAGAGAGGATAGTTCAATTGCGTAATCAAGGCATCGATATTAGAGTATTAATGGTAGATTATGCAGGTAAGCTTGCCTCAATAGCTGGAGACCGAGAGGATTTCGAAAGGATTTCTAATGTATATGTAGATTTGCAAAACTTGGCAGAAGAGTTACATCTTGATATCATATGGACTGCACATCATATTACTCGTGAAGGTAAGAAGCATAGACTTACTAGATATGATGAAAATGATATCTCTGGTTCAATTGCTATTGTTCGTAATGCTCAAGTTATTGTGGGTCTTAATTCTACCGAGCAAGAAGAAAAAGATAATATACTTCGAGTTGAGATGGTAGTACAAAGGGACGGTCTTTCTTCAGGTAGAGCCTTATTTAAATGTGACGTTGAAAGACAAAGATGTACAGAATTTACAAGAGAACAACGTAAACAATATGATGAGGTATATGGTAAAAAATTGGATGAACAATTTAAGAAGAGCACTAATCCAGATGCGGATTCTAAGAAAAGGGAACGGACTACTGGAGACATTTAAATGTAAGCTTGGATATCATGAATGGGCAGCAGTTCATTGGACTGAGTTTAAACAGAGACCTCGTAGGGCAATTTTTTCTAAGAAAGGCGGGAGAAGGAAAGCTCAGTATTATGAGAAACGTCATGTAGAGTATTACTGTAATATATGCGGGAAGAAAAGATATGAAAATAACAAACCAGTTTAAATCTAGACTAAGGACATACTTTATTAAACGATTGGGAGCATTCGATTATAAGCACGGATGGTTACGCATTCCCACTTGCCCATATTGTGGGAGAGAACATAAGTTGGGAGTTAACCTTTCTATGTATAGAACCAATTGTTTTAGATGTAATGCCCATCCTTCTCCTGCTCAACTAATAATGGACATAGAAGGATTTACTGAGTACCATGAACTAATTAATTTTTTGAACAATGGACAATTTGATGAACTACAGTTTAAGGAAGAGAAAATCGAACTTGCCGAAAGTAAGCCCGTATATCTCCCAGATGGATTTAGAAATATTTCGCTCGGAGACAGCCAACTTGCAAAAAGCATTCGGGGATATATCAAGAAACGCGGCTTTAACCTCGAGAAGTTTTCAAGATGTGGTATCGGATATGGAACAATGGGCACGACATATGGGTACCTTATCATCCCGTTTTATTATCGAGGACAACTTAGGTATTACAATGCTCGAAATGTTATCGGCAAAGGACCCCGGTATAATAACCCAGACAAAGACATCACCGGTTTGGGAAAACAGTTTATCATCTTTAATCATGATGCGTTGGAGATGTATCGGTCGGTATTCATTTGCGAAGGAGCACTTAATGCTCTCACAATTGGGGATAGAGCAATTGCCACAATGGGCAAAGCTATTAGTAAGTACCAAGTCAATGAACTACTTAAATCCCAATGCCAAAGATATATTATCCTTTTAGACCCCGATGCCAGGTCTTATGCTGTTAATCTCGCACTTAAATTAGTAGCTTATAAAAAAGTCAAGGTAGTATTTCTTCCAGAGGGTTTTGATGTAAATGATTTGGGGAAGAAACAAACACTTAAGCTAGTATATGCTACTCGGTATCAAAGTTATCAAGAATTGATATCAATCAGAAACTCATTGAAATATGGAGTTCCTATTATATTATAAAATAATATATTTATGCGTGAACCATCTATCCATATAACTAAGTCTCAGTTTGAGGAAATATTAAATACCCTAGAGGTAGATAACTTCCCAGTTGAGGCTTTTTTTGTTATTGCTCGAAAGGAGGCAATAAATCATAGAGCAGTCTTAGTTTCTAATAATAAGAATACTAAGCGAGTTAATAACATTTTACTAGCATCTAAGGGGGATGCTGCCCTTGTTGCTGATATTTTATATGCAACTCGTATAAAGTTAAAGCATAGGGGAGTTCGTAAAATAAATGAAAGTAATTCTCGAGAATGGGCAAATTGTAAAAAGCTTGCAGAGATATGTAATACCTTTTGTGAGGATTTTAAACTTGATACCAGGGAAGGTTTTATCAAGTATATAGAGACTGGACTAAAAAGGATGACTGATTATAGGAATGTTATGCAAAGGTTAATATCTATGCAGGATAACATTACTAATCAAGTAGATGCCGAGATAGAATTGCAATATTCAGATTCAAAGCTTACTAAAGAGATACATGATTATTTCATAGGTAAGATTGCTAAGGCAACTGGTATTTATGAATCTTATGAAAACAAACCAGAGAAGTATGTACACTTTGCAAAGGTAGGAGAATTCCTAAAAGAAGAGGGTTGGGATTATAAGACATTCATTGATGCTCAGTTTGAATCTCTTGCATGGTGTAATGGATTACCAGATATTGCACAGATGTATACGGATAAAGCAATTGAAAGATACAATAAGTATTTATATAAGTATAAGAACAAAAAATCCCTGGAAGAGGAACCCGAAGTTGAAGGTTCTCTCTGGGAAAAAATTAATAATTAAAAAAGTAATATGAAAGGTTTACAATTTTTCGGAAACAGAGTGGAGGATGCAGCTAATGCTTTTATTGATGTCCTCAAGTATTCAGACCAATCGGTAACTTATCCAGATTTTAAGGATATCGACCCTTGGCCTGATGAGATAATTAATATGTTCTATGTGATTTGGAAGAATGCCAAATTTTCAGAACTAAGTGCAATTATTATGTATACCCAACAGTCTTCTAGATTCGAGGAGGTATCAGAATTGATGTTGGGTATTGGTTTGGTAGAGATGAGGCATCTTGACAAGATATCTGATTTCTTACAAAGGGCAGACCCATACGAGGATTACTCTACCATGAATATTAATCCTACAATTGAGATTGGTTCTACTTGGGAACAAGCTTTAAAGATTGCTTTGAATTCTGAGATAGAAACTATTGGTCACTACAAGAAAATCCAAAGAGCAATTGCTCAATACGAGGAACGTTCTGATTATAATGACGTGAATTATTTCCTTGAGAAATTGATTGCGGATGAGGAGCATCATATGAAATTTCTCAAGGAAGCAATGGGTATGGATAAAGCTACTAAAGGTGTAACTGTAATTATCAAATGAGTAAGCTAATTATTCAGAATGGAAATATGTGTGAACTTGACTTACCTCTTAAGTTCGCACAGAAACTTTATAATGAGTTTGCCATTCGACATCCAAATGCTTTCTACTTACGTACAAGGCAAAGAGGTATGCAGAATTGGGATGGTAAAATTCACTACATTACCAAGACTGGGCAATTTAAAATAGGTTTACTTCCTAAGGTATACGATATGTGTATTGAAATGGGGATTAAACCTAAAGTTGTAGATATGAGACAACCCTTACCTAAAGTCAGTAAAGTAGTTACGAATATAGGTAAATATAAATTAAGACCCGAGCAAGAGAAAGCAGTTAAGTCTGTGATTAATAATCGAGTAGGTGATACACCTTTCCATATTGGTGTATTAGATTACACGGTTAATGCCGGTAAATGCACCGGTAAGGGTACCCTAATACATACTGAGGATGGGTTATTACCTATAGAAAAAATCGTTTCTGAAACAGGTAAGATACGATATAAAGGTAAAGTCCTTACTAAAGAAGGTGTATTAGTAAAACCCAATGCAGGAGTTTATAATGAGATTAAGGTAGTAAAGATAACTACTTCTCAGGGTTATACTCTAATCTGTGGATATGAAAATCACAGATTATATACTTATTATGGAGATAATCTACAATGGGTATATGTCAAGGATTTAAAGAAAGGGGATTGTTTACCTATCTCCTTAGAATATACTCATTCTAAAAATACCATAGGTAAAAACCTTAGCTATACTTTGGGAGCTTTATCCGGAGATGGTCATATTCATCAAGTTTCTAAAAATCAAATAAACATATCTATATCAGGTCAAGATATAGAAGTAGCCGAAGTAGTTAAAGCTACTATGGATGAAATCTGTAAAACTCCTGTAGAAATAAAACCCCACAAAAGATTTAAAGGTTTTCATATATCTAAATCCGATACTAATTTTGCTAAACTACTTCAAGAGGAATATCCAGAATTAATTGGTACTGCCCATGAAAAGTACATACCCGATAAGATTCTTCAGGCTTCTTATGATGACTTAAGGAATTATATAGCAGGTTTATTTGATACAGATGGGCATAATTCATCATCTCATGGTAGAAGATCCTTATCTTTTACTACTGTAAATCTTGAAAATGCCCGTAGAGTACAACAAGCTTTATTATCTTTAGGAATAGCTTGTTGTCTTAAACCCAAGAAGACTTCATGTAATGGTAAAGAGAGTATAGCTTATAGAATAACTATTCATAGCGAATTTTATGATGAGTTTCTAGAAATAATACCCATGAGGATTGAAAGAAAATGTATTCCTAGCAATTCTCAACGGAATAACTACAGTAATAAACTACCTTTTAGTAATTTTGCTAAAGAACTTTATGATAAGCTTTCTTGGAAAGAAAAAGGTAAGTTTAGAAAAACCTATGGTAGAGTTATAAGTACACAGGTAAGTCATCATAATAGATTAACTTTAACTGCTTTTAATTGTTTAGTAGAATTCTTAGGCTCTAATAATGATAAAGCTACAGAATTACTAAATATTTCTAGTAATTGTTATTGGGATAAAATAGATAAGATAGAAATCTTAGATAAATACCCATGTTATGATATGGAGATACCTAAGTATCATAATTACCTATCTAATGGATTCATATCTCATAACACACTTATCATGTCGTCTTTATATTTAACCTATAAGAAGCAGTTAAAGACTTTGCTAATAACTAATGACTCAGATTGGTTAAATCAAGCTAGAGATGAATTTAAGCAATATCTACCGGGAGAAGATATTACCTTTGTTCAAGGTAAAGTTTTAAACTGGAGTAATTTTACTATTGGTATGGTTCAATCTATTTCTCGGAATATGAAATATTATCAGAGTGAACTTGCTAAGATTGATATGGTATTAATCGATGAAGCTGACCAAGGAGGTAGTAAGCAATATCAGAATGTGATCACTAGGTTATTTAATACCCGAGTTAGAATCGGATTATCTGGTACCATTTATATGAGTAAGCTTGCCAAGGATAAAGTTAAGAATATGAATTTACGTTGTTTCTTTGGCGATGTAATAGCAGAGTTTAAACTTAAGGACTCAATTAAGAAAGGGTATTCAACAAAGACAATTGTAAAAACAGTAGAAGGTAAACCTTGGTTTGGTAATTGGGAATCAGATTGTATGTCCTATAATGAAATATATGATGATTCCATTACCCATAATAAGATTGCCTGGACCATGGCATTAGATAGGTTGAAATGGAACCTTAATCAAGGTAGATATCCTGCTCTCGTAGTATGTAAGCATATTGCACACTGTGAAAATCTATGCAAATTCTTTAAAAAGAAGCTAGATAATAAATATAATATTGCCTGTGTTCATGTTAATACTCATACTAAATTAAGACAGCAGATAATGAAAGATTTTAGGGAAGGTAAAATAGATATCCTGGTATCAACTACAATTATTGCTCGAGGTAAAAACTTCCCTAAGCTCAGATATTTGTTGAATACTGCCAGTATGGATTCTCAAGAAAAATCAATTCAGTTCTTAGGACGATTGGTAAGAAAGGATGAATCCAAATCCAAAGTTTACCTAGATGATTTACATTATCCCGGGAATTATTTAAGTAGGCATGGGAATCATAGAAGAAAGTATTATCAAGATCAAGGACTTAAAGTTATCCGGTTAAGTAAGCTCTGGGATAAGTACCCTAGACATAAGCCTTTTCAAGGATAATAATTTCTGACTATGAGTATATACTTTTTCTCCGTAGGAGGAAAGGTATATTACATGTTACGTTAAGAGGCATTAACCATTAATAATCATAAACAATGAAGATTCTACAAAAAATCAAATCATTATTCAATTGTTCTGTAATACCTCCAGAACATATATTCAATGGCATAGGAATAGAATATATAACTCCTATCAAAAAATCCAGGTATAAGCCTGATGAAGTTCAATATTATTTTATGATTCATTTTCAATCTGGGTTAGTAATCAAAGTTCAGATATATACTTTTGAAATAGAAGTACCACCCATTCTTCTGTCTATCAGGGAACTATTTATAAATGGTATAGGACATTCATATATTACTCTGTATCAAGATGAGATGATGGATGTTCAAATCATAAGATATTATCATAAAGAATTTTAAATTGGGAATTATGGCAAAGAAGAAACAAACTTTACCTGATATCAAGAATCAGGATCCTTTAGAACCTATTAATATTGCAGAACTGGGTTCTAATTCAGACCCATGTTTTGGTATTGGTTATGACTTATCAACTAAAGAATGTAAACTATGCGGAGACTCAGAATTATGTGCATTCAAAATGTCACAGAATATGAATATCACAAGGAAAGAGCTAGAACAGAAGAATCAATACAAGGATTTGGATGTATTAGAAGACACGGTTGGAATCAAGAAATACATCCGAGGCTTGATTCGGAAAGGGAAAGAAAGAAAAGAAGTTATTACCAAAACCGTTGAGAAATTCGAAGTACCAAGAAAACGTATTAGAGAACTTTATAAAGAATGCAAAAAATAGAAATGATATGGGCTATGTTCAAGGTATACCTTAACAACCCAAATTACTATGTGAAACAAGAGGATATACTTGCTAATGTATGTGGCAATGGAAGCAGGGATGTAAGAAAGATAATGAACTCTCTTGGTATTCACAAGGGAGATCCCTCAAAATTAACTTATGGCCAACTTTTCAAACAATGCAATATAATATGAACAGATTAAGATTTATCAAAGTGAACAGATTAAGATTTATCAAAGTAAGAGACGTAAAATCTCCATCAAGAGGAAACGAAGGAGATGCAGGTTTAGATTTCTATATTCCTGAAGACTTAACTCTACAGGATTTAGTAAAAGCTAATCCACAGTTAATATTCCATTGTGAAATACCTGAACCTGGTAAAGTAACACTTGAATATAATTCAAATAACCAGGTACAAGTAATTTACATTTCCCCATTTACCAGAATACTTATCCCATCGGGTATCAAAGGTTTATTAGAACCAAGGTCTTCTATGCTGATGGCAGCAAACAAATCTGGTATATCAACTAAGAAAGGGCTTATCTATACTGCCGAGATAGTAGATTCTCCCTATACTGGAGAGATTCATATCGGTATATATAATACTTCTCATGAGTTTCAAATAATAGAAGCTGGAACCAAGTTAGTACAGTTTATTCATGTACCCATTTATCTTACAGAACCCGAAGAAGTAACTCATGAAAAATTCTACAATGATGCTCAGTATTGGGGAACAAGAGGTAACAATGGATTCGGATCAACCAATTAATAATCATAATATATGGCAATTTTAGATGAACTAGCGAATAGAATATCGGTATTAGAGAATCGATACTCAACTTTAAACCGTGTAGTGAACGGGCATACTACTGAGATACATAATCTTGATACTAGATTAGATACTGCAGAATCTAAACTAAATAATCATGAGGAACGGATTAAAACTCTAGAAGTTAAAGTAGAAGATCACGAAAGAAGACTACAACTGATAGAGAATTCTCATATAAAGTATACAGTATCAAGAAAGGTAAAATATCCCAAGAAAGCAGATCAGGGATTCTATCTGTATCTTCCTGAAGATCTTACGATTGATATTCTCATGGAATACAATAACGGAGTAATCAAACAGAAATGGAACTGGTTGAATAGAATCTTCAATCCTCAGGGATTTGGTAAAGTATCATTCGACTTAGATAGAAACAGTGAGGGTCATATTAAAACTATCGTTCTTGGTCAGAACACCAGGTTATTAATCCCAACCGGTATTCATATTGAAGAATTCACTCCAGTTAAATCCGTACTGAAAGCTGCAAATGAAGAAACTAATTCCATCAACAGTGGTCTAGTATACGGTATAGAAGTACTTGGTCAAGTTCCAGGAGATGAAGTAGTGGTAAGTGTATTCAACCCAACTTCTGAGATTATTGGAATCGAAGCTGGAAGTATATTAGTTCAAGTATTACATTTATTCTCTTATCATACAGTACCAGAAAAAGAATAGTTACTATGGATATTTCTAATCTGAAAGAAAAAGCCCCTGAAATCAAACAGGGGCTTGAACTTGAGAATATGTATGAGATTGGCTATCGTCAATTAGACTGTTATAAACCCTTAGAAAGGTTACCAGAATATCCCATGGATATTAACAGTACTAAAAATCAATCTCTTATGAAAACCCTTATATCTCAAGTAGTAGAGGAGTTAATGGAGGGTTATGAATCTACTTCTAATATAAATGATATTCTAGAAAACAAGGGATGGAATACCAATTTATATACTGACGTAGAAGAGATTCAGATAATCAACAATCTACAGAATGCTAATGAAGAACAAGCAGATGCAATAGGATTCTTCTTATCAGCTCTGATATATGCTAATATATTGCCAGAGGATATCTATAGTTGGGCAAACAAAGAACTGACTAAAGGGCAAAAGGCAGTAGAAAACTTAGAAGATGTAATGGCATTCGGCATTCATATGATTTTAGAGATAGATGCCGTTAGTAGTATATTCAAAAATTTCAAGCTAATATCCGAAACAATTGAGGATAAAACTTCCGAGTATATAAAGGGATTCAAGGAAATGAGTCCAAATTTGCATACCGATGAGAAAAATATTTTGTTTCAGATAGTGTATGTTTTGAATCTTGCTAGAAATACTCTTAAGAATCGTACATGGAAACAGTCACCAGTAATAACTAAAGAACTAGAATTCCAGGATAGGCTGGTAGAGGCATTCTATTATTATATGGGATTCCTATCAATAATGGGATTTACTCCATTGGGTATATACGAGCTGTATTTCAAGAAAGAACGGTTGAATGAATGGAGAATCACTACACAATATTAATGAAAGGAGGTATTTGTGTCAGGTTGGAATAAACAATTAAATGGCTTAGAGCTTAATACAGAAGAGCAAATCCATTCATTAGAATTTGCTACTTCACAAGAAGCATGGGAAAAGTTAAATGAAGGATTTCTAAGACTAGAACCATCTTTATTTGCAAAAGGTGCTACCGCAAACAGTGGAGTAGCTGTGGTATATAACGTATTTATAAAAATACGTAAAGCTTGGGTAGACCCAGATTTTGATTATGGTAGATGTTTCAATTATAAAGAGACTAAGTGGACAAGCTTACTGAACAATTACATTGATTTCAATAAGCTTGATTTATTGCGTAGTAAGCTGAGAGTACTAAAAACCAAGTATAATCAGAATTACAACGTTACTTATATGTTTAATAATCATCATGATAACGGTAAACAATGTTTAATTGCTGCTACATTCTCCAAACGATTTGGGGAAGACATACCTGTTATTACAATGGTAATCAGGGCATCCGAGATAACAAAAAGGTTATTCTTCGGCTTCTTACTTATACAACGAATGGCGGAATATGTGTACGGGCCAGAGC